ATGATCGGCGCACCATCGAATACGGTTGGCGTTAGGTTCACAGCAACTGGGCCAGCAACTGGAACTGGAACCGTGGCTATGCATGCGTATAGGCTTTACCCTGCCAAAGGCCAGATGCCAATCGGCACGATCATGGAGTATGCCTTTGGGCGAGTGTTTGTTAGTGATAAGTATAACCAAATTTATGCCTCCGACATTATATTTGGAGCAGGATTTACAGATACTACAAATACCCAAAACTTTACAGAGATTACATATTGGGCAGAGGGCGGAGCGTTCTCGACTCCAGCGATGATGGGTGAGATTACCGCGATGAAGGTAATGCCATACATCGGTGGAAATCTTCGCGGCCAAGGTGAGCTAGTGGTTCTAACATCGAATGGCGCGTTCTCAATGGATGTCAGTATCCCAAGAGTATTGTGGAACACATCAAACATCCAGCGTATTTCCCTGCTAGGTCGCGGATGCACTAGCCCGTATGTCTCTCTAGTGAATAGTGAACTCTGGTTCCGTTCTCACGATGGTTGGTCATTCTATTCTAATAGCCAATCGGAGTTCGGTAGATTCTTCTCTCTCCGCAAGCTCTCCCGTGAGGTGAACAAGTGGGTTGATTTGGATACGAAATGGTTAAAGCAATTCGCCTCGACCATGTATGTGAACAACTACTTGGTAAGCACAGTCGCGCCACAGACAAAGAAGAACAATGCTAAAGGACTGCATAGATACCACAGGGGAATGGTTGTTCTCGACTTGGATCAAACTGCCAGCCCTTCACCTGACGCCAATCTTACCTTTCGCTGGAATGGTATATGGACAGGCTTCCGCCCAACTCAATTACTGACTGCGCAGATTAGCGGAGAAAAGCGCGGATTCGGATTCAGCTTTGACCAAGACGAAAAGAATCGTCTGTATGAAATCACGAATGATGGTGGTGATGACTACGGGCCTAATGGAACCAGCCAAATTAAGAGCTTCATTACTACGGGACGATACGACTTCAACAAGAGTGGAATGACAAACAAGTTCATTCGGAAGAAAATTACTGGTGGAGAAATGTGGATGAGCAATATCCCCGGCGAGGTGACTAGCCAAGTCGAGTATCGCTCGGATAGCAACCCATGCTGGTCGGAGTTAAAGGTTCCTACTACCTTTGGATGTAACCCTTGTTCTCCTACTCTGATTGATGACTGCACTCCACGGAGAGGCGGCAATCAATACAAACGCTACAAGTTCACAACTCCAGACCCATCGGAGTGCAATGACATCGCGGGAATCCCATCGGTGGAAGGTAGTGAGTTCCAACTGAAAATCAGCTTGACGGGAGTGGCTACCGTGGATAGGGTTCGGGTCATGGCAAACATCAAGAACAACGAAGACTCGCCTATTGGTGATTGCCCAGAAGACCAACAAGAATGCGCTGAAATTTGTTGTCCCGAAAGATACTGGGACTACGCTATTTATGGATAATCAGGATTCAAACCCTCAAATCATTTTCCCGAATGTGCCAGATGACTTCTGTCCATCTGGTGACTGGCGCAATATCTTCCAGACTTTTATCGACACAGTTCTAACTAACGGAACGGTCAACATTCCTGACTTGAGCGATCTCAGCCCAGAGGCTATCGCGCAACTTACGACTGATGTATCCAATCTTCAGACTGAAGTAAACGACATCCAAGCTGACATCGTTACTATTGAAGGTAACATTACTACGCTTCTCGCTCGTCCGATCATTACGGTTCGGACTGGAGTCACTTCAGTTACTGCTGGAAACTCTACTTTGAATGTCACTTTCGCCGCGCTACCTAGCGCAACCTACGGAGTATCTATTACTCCAGTAGGAACAGCTACATCAGACCCAGCGGGTAAATATATTTTGCAGACCGGGCAAACATCAACTGGCTTCACCATTCTCGTTAACGACAATCCGGCAACCGTTACCGAGTTACAATGGACAGCCACACACACTAACTAAACTAATAATATGACACCTCTTAAAGGAACTGATCCTAAACTCGTCAGCGGTGGTTCTTCCACTCGCGGAACTATTCGTGAAGGCATGGGCAATATGCCAAACCTTGGAAAAAAAACACCTAGCCCATTCTCCAGCAAGCCACTGCCAACAGTCGGCAAGATGATGAACCAATTCGGTGGGCCTCAGTAATTATCGTTAACGATAAACTCTATGGCCGATACCCTCGATGAGATGGTTGAGGTGGTGAAGGGCTTCGTTGGCGATTCTGGCGTTTGCTCGTCGGAAAGGGCCATCAAAGCTATTAACCAAGCTCGCAGACTTCTTTGGAACAAAAAGGAGTGGAATAGCACCGCAGAGTATTTCTGCGTTAAGTGCGCTGATTCCTGCTTCACGCTTCCTAATCGCTACGAGCAAATCCGTCTTGCTTGGATCAACGGAGAGGCAGCTTCTTTACAGGATGAGTGGTTCAATGCTACTCAATGGAAGAACCTCTACAATAGCGGTAACTCCTGCCATCGGTTAATTACTGAGGCGGGAGGGATGCATGTATTGTTCCGCGACTATACCGCCCGTCCATATCAGATCGCTGTAATGGCAGAGAAGATGGAAGACGCTGGCGTGAAGTTAATGTTTGAGGCGCAGAACGAATACGCTTCGTATCTCAATGTCGAGGTAACTGCACAGAACGGCCCAAGCATCGGTAAGTCTACTGAACTTGTTACTGCCATTCGTGCGGTAAGCAAGCCAAAGACCGCTGGTCGAATCCGAGTATATGCCTACGATCCTGTTGCAGACATCCAATTCTTGATTGCGATCTACCAACCATCGGATGTGAATCCTGTATTCCGCAGGTTCCAGATTCCGAAGAAAGTAGATTGCATGACGATCTATGCCAGCAAGCGGTATACTGATCTGACTGACCCATTGGAGCTGGTCGAGTTTTCGGCTGATGCAATGATCTATGCGGTGCTGGCTCTGAACTCTAGGGAGAACAGGAAGCCACAAGAGTTCTTGGCTAACTTGGGATTGGCAGTTCAAGAAGAAGAAAAGGTGATGGAAGGCGACGAGATTCCAACTGCCGCACCGCTTCGCATCGCAAACTTCCAGCGGCCCGAAAATTTAATTGGGAATTATCTTGGCTCTCCGAGTGCGGATGACTACTTCTATCACCCATGACACTTGAAATCCAAGAGAAGATTGATGCTAAAATCGTCCAAGGTTACAAAGACCCAGAGGACTTCTTGAATCAATGCGAGGCGGCGATGCTGGATTATCCACAGCAAGAATGCCCGTTGATCCACAGGTTCGCGCCGGGAATGTATATCCGAGAAATCTTAATCCCCAAAGATACGCTTCTAACTACCTTGATGCATCTAACTACTCACCCGTTCTTTATTATGAAGGGTGATGTCTCTGTTTGGTATCACGATGTTCCTGTCCAAAGATATAAAGCTCCCTATACTGGGATCACGGAAGCAGGCACAAGACGGATGCTATTTGCTCATGAGGATACCATTTGGTCAACTTGTCATATAACTGACTTGACTGATCCAGATGAAATAGTTGAATCAGTAACTTGCAGAGATTACAATCCATTGATTGACATTGACAATCCACGGATACAAACTTGGAGACACAATAAAAAGATTTTGAAGGAGATTGAACTATGAGTATGGCTGCTGTTGCTATTGGAACTACTGCTGTTGCTCTTGCTGGAACTGCGGTTTCGGCAGGAATGCAAATGTCTGCTGCCGACAAAGCTGCTAAAGCTCAAGGGGCTGCTGGAAAGAAAGCAGCGAAAGCTGAGAGAGCGGCAATGGCATCAAGGGAGAAAGCCATTAAGAAATTAGGTAAAGGTCAAAAGCTACTAGAACAAGACCTAGCTGCAATCCAAGCTCCAGTCATGGACATTGGGGCTGATATTAAAGAAGCTGAACGGATTACTGGATATAACCTCGCCCAACTAGAACAGATTTACCCCGGCGCGGCAAGCCAAAGACAACTCGCTTCATTGGCTATCAATGACATGATCCAAGGGAAACTTCCTCAATCTGTCATCGGTGAGACGATGCGTGAAGCTGCACAGCGCGGAGGAGCAGGATTTAATATCGCTACCGCTGGAAAAGGTGCTATCGCCCAAGCTCCGCAGTATGATTATGCAAGGGCTATTGGGGCTACTAGCTATGGAGTAATGCAGGAAGGAATGAATCAATCTGCTAGATGGCAACAAGTAGCAGGACAATTCATTCAAGGTGCTCCACAAATAAGCGGACTCCGATATCAATACGGAATGGGAGCAGCGAATGTAGGACTGCAAAAGATTGATACCCGCAGGCAGATGTTGTCTGATCTTTATGGCGCACAAATTGGAGGCGCGGAAGCCCAGCAACAGATGGGACAAAGACAATACGCTAGACAACAAGAGGGAATCTCAGCAAATTTAGCCGCTCAACAAGCTACAGCACAAGGAATACAAGATGTCGGTCAAGCAGTAGGCCAAGCTGGATTGGCGGGATACGGAGCATACAGCCAATACGCTGCTGCTCAAAATCCCGCAATAGTTACTGGATCAGGAGGACAGCAATTTGCCCGTCAAACTTCAGCTACTGGCGGTCAATACTACGCTCCAATTGGAGGATTTAAATAAAACTTTATGAGCATCGCTGAACAAATAATGCTAGGGACGCAGCAGCAGTCTAAGAACTGGTCTGTCTTGTCAGAGAATCTTGGTCGCCTCGGTCAGCAGGTTGGACAACAACTGGCTATGCGCGAGTATCAGAAGCAAGCTGCCGAAGCGTTGCCAGCGATGCAAGCTGCCTATCGTAGCGCGATGGATGATGTATCTAGGGGATCGGTTTCTGAAGGCTATCGCAAATTCATGGATGCTCAATTCCAATTTGGCGGATCGCAGAATCCATTCCTCGCTCAAGCCAATGAAGCCGCTGGAACAATCTTCCAGAATGCCGCTACGATCTACGAGAAGCAGCAGCAACGCCAAGCTCAGTATGGTGGTGGTGGTGGAATGGGTGGTGGCGGAATTACTCCAAGACAAGCTGCCGAAAGTGCATTGCTTGGAGATACAGGGGGTTTGCCAGTAATGGGTGCTGACATGACTGCCATAGAAGTTGATCCAAGAACAGGACAACCAATCGCTGCTCAAGCTGATATGGTTAATCTTGAGGGTGAATTGCCAGAGATGGAAGGCGTTGGCGCGACTGATATGTCTGCATCTTTGATTGACATTGCTAACACGGCTAAATCAGAAAAGTTCAAATCAGCTTTGACTGAATCAGCGAAGAATCCTCCTAGTGAAGCAACCATTAAAGATGTTCAATCCTCAGTTCAGAATTACTTTGCATTGAAGGATGAAGAAAAGAAAGGCGTGATTGATTCTAATACCGCTACATTCAAAGAACGAAAAGAAGCCGCATCCTCCGCTGGAAAAGATTTCTACAGAATCGAAGGTGCTGACAGGATTCTTGGCAAGCAGTATGAGGGTATGATTCTGAAGCCTTCAGTTGAAGCCAAGGGAACAACTGTAGGTAAATCTCAATCTATTTCCTACGGAACCAACGCTGAAGATTTGAGAAAGTTTGAGGGCAATGTTTCTGGTGCTGTTTCCGAATTGAACCAAGGTAAGGTTGGAAACTTCATCTCCAATACTGGAGGCATCTTCAATGTTGAAAAGGATGTTCTTGAAGAAGATGTTGAAGATGAGTATGGCCAGATTAAAAAAGAAAAAGCGACATATCTGATTGATAAGAACAATCCAGAGAACAGAATAAAAATCCTTGATGATTCGCAGGTTAAAGCATTTGATATTCTAAAGACTGTTCCATCCGAGCTTCAGCGTTTGACTGGCAGAGGAGCAACCGCATCATTGGTAGCTATCCAAAGACCAGTAGGCAAAGGCCCAACCGCAGAAGCGGCGAAGGGATTGCCTGCGATGCAACCAAGTCAAAGACGACCTCTCGGAGCATTGTTTGGAGCAAAATAAACTTGAATGATATTGTCATTCTAGTTAAAGGTTCAAGATGAATTTCAACGCTGAACTCCTTGGAAATGCTAGAAAAGAAGGATATTCCGATGATGAAATTTGGGATTTCGTTGCAGGCCAAGATGAAAGATTCAAATCAGCAAAGCAAGAAGGCTATTCATTAGATGAAGTATCTGATTACTTTTCAAGCCTTCCACAGCAACCAGTGGGAACTTCGGTAGAGCAAGAAGTATCTCAGCTTGGAGCCGCGCTTAAATCTGGTATAGCTCAACCATTGCAAGCGATGGGTGTTACTGCCGAGACTCTTGGTATGCCAGAAGTTGGTGCTGCACTCAAAGGCGCAGTAGAACAACCAGAAGGCTATGTTCCAGCAGCGCAGAGGTTCATGGAACCACAAGCTGGCGAAGCTCAACTCGGAGGATTCGCCTTCCAGTATCTACCTCGCGCTATCGTTGAACAGGTCGGACAACTCGCAGGGAGTGTCGCATCTAGGGCTGCTGGTGGAGTCATTGGCGGGGCTGCTGGCTCAGTAGTTCCCGGCGCGGGAACAGCAGTTGGTGCTGGGATCGGTATGTTTACTGGCCCAGCATTGTTTGAAGCTGCACAGATCGTCGGCCCAGTCGCCCAAGAACGAGCCAAGAACAATGGAAGAGAAGTTCCGAACAGCGAAGACTTGGCCTATGCTTGGACTACAGCAGGTGCTGGAGGTGCGCTGAATGCTATTGGCGCGAAGTATCTCCCCGGTGGAGAGAAGGCAGTTGGTGCTTTGACTAAGAGAATCGCGGCCTCATTCCTTGGTGAGGGAGCTACTGAAGGAGCGCAGGCATTAGCCCAGCAAACAGGCGAAACAATTTTGACAGAGAAGGGACTAGAGATTAAACCGAAGGCCGCGCTAGGCGAGGCATTGATCGGTGGCGTGTCTGCTGGAGGGGCTACTATAGTTATGAGTCCGCTTCAGAAAGCGCAAGTGGACATCGAGAAAGAAGCTGACCTTGAATCCCGCGATCTTTCTATTCCTGTAGATGATCCAGAAGTCCGCGCTAATTTAGATAAAGCAAATATTCTAGAGCAAGAGAACAAGGACTCTCTAGCTATCATCAACAAGTTTGGCGTTGAGTCTGAAGAAGGTAAAGCCGCGCAGCAGACTATCGTCGATAACACCGATGAGATTACAAAGCTCAACGAGACTCTTCCTACTGGATTATCGTTACCGATAACTACCGCCGAGCAACAGCAGATTGAGTTAGCCAAGCAGATTGCCGCGCCTGCTGCCGAGGCATTCACTCCTGTTGCCGAGGCTCCAGCTATCACGCCTGCTCCTGTAGAGAAGCCTGCTCCAAAGGGTGCGCCTAAACCTAAACTGGTTACTCAAGATAAACTGCCCGAATATGCGAGAATGGCAGTAATGGATACCAGTTCAGAAATAAGAACAAACATAGGAGGAAGTATAAATGCTCCTGATCCATTTCAAGGAAGTTCTTGGGAGCGCGTTACTCTTCCTATAAGCGAAGTTGAGGCTACGCCAAAAACATTTATACCAAGAGGCTCTGTAACAAAAGGCCCAATTGTTATAGATACATCAGGAAAAGTTATTGATGGAAATAATAGGCTTTATGAAGCCAGACAAAGTGGCGAAAAAACTATAGAAGCATTTGTTCAGCGATCAATTCCAGTTAATGCAGTAGATTCATACGGAATCACCCTTCCAGAAGGATACACCAAACAAGGTGACCTGTATGTTTACCAACCCGCAGTATCGGAAACGATAACACCTTCCAAGAGCAAGAAACCATTGCTCCCAAAGAAAAAGACAAAGACGGGCGCGACCACATACGATTTTACTCCTACTCCAGCGTTGTCAGTCGAGAAGCAAGTTCCAAAAGAAACGATCATTGCCAATGCACAAAAGGTATTTGAAGGAGTTCCCGCTGAAAGTATTGAGGTTGTAAACGATCCCGCTCCCAAAGGACAGTATGGATATGTAGCTGCATACAATCCAAATACTAACAAGATCGAGATTAACCAAGCGCATTACAGCCCAGAGGATAATATCGAGGATAGTATCTCTCACGAGCTTGGTCACTATATCTACCAAGACCCAAGGTGGAAGAAGGCATTCTCTCGCCTTTACAAAAGGTTAACAAAGAAAAGCAGACAGAAGTTAGATTCTTTTATCGAACAAGTTTATTCTGACTATGAAGCTGGAGAGAAGAATGAAGAGTCTCAAATCCGCGCATTCGATAGATTCTTGAATGACGCTCCAGATAATAGAAACATTTTCCAAAAGTTCATTGATGAGATTCTTGATTTTGTCACAGAATCTTTATCTATATTCAGCCCATACTTCAAGTCGCTTGCTCGTAATCCAAGGAGACTGGCCAGCAATATCGCTGTAGTTGCAGCAGAAAGATTTAAGACGGGAGAAGTAATTGAAGGTGTAGATACTGAGGTTCAGCAAGAAGTTAAGAGGATGGCAGCAGCCCAACCCGTTCCAGAGAAGCCGATAACAGATCCTTCTACTCCAGATGAGCAGACCCAGCAGCTAGTCCAGCAGGCTCAAGAGCAAGAAAGCCTAGTTGATTCTGCCGTGAAGGAGGCTGGAACAACAGTCTTTGATGTCTTCAATAAGCTAGTCAACGAAGGCAAGACCGAGGATCAGGTAGCTAAAGAGCTAGGCATTACAAATAATGATGTCCGCAAATACAAGCTCCGCGCAGATACTGCCATCTTAAACAAGATGAAGCAGAAGAAGGTTAAGCCACTAGCCTTCGCTCCAAAGAATCCTGTAGCTGAATTCGCAGAGAAGAACCTTCGCAAATACTTCACAAAAGAAGGCTGGCTACCAAAGGCAGTATTCCAATCTTGGGTTAAACGAAACGCAGCTCTATCTAGGGAGCAGAAGGAAGCTGAGTTTGCTATCAAGGATTTGTATGCTGGCATCAGAGAAGTCTTTGGTATTTCAAAGATGGAAATGATTGCGAAAGGTCTTGTCTCTGTTCCGCCAGAATTTGTCCAACAACTCAACGATGCCTTAGCTGGTAAGATCGACATCAATACCATGCCAGAACCTGTGCGTGAGCCATTGACCCGCATGAGGCAACACATTGATGCAATGTCTAGGCAGTTGGTTGATCTAAATGTATTGCCAGATGAATTGGCGGCTAAGATTTCCGCAAACCTTGGCGTATATCTCACCCGTAGCTACAAGATTTTCACAGACAAGAACTGGGTAAACAAGATTCCAACCGAGAAGCTAACCGCAGCTAGGAACTTCTTGTATCAACAGCAACTCAAGAACGACCCGGAGGCTACTATCGAGATGGCAGATCGTGAGCTACGCAATATGCTCAACGACTGGGCGAGTGATGCGGAAGGACTTCGCAAGCGTGGAGGAAAGCTAGGGGCAAAAGACCTAACTGTTATGATGGAGAGGGCGAAAGTGCCAAAGGTTCTCCGCGAAGTGATGGGTGAGAATACCAATGTCATCTTCAATTACGCTAATACTATCGGCAAGATTTCTAGGTTTGTCTCAGACCAGAAGTTCTTGAATGAGGTAAAGGCTAAAGGAACTGGTGAGTTCTTGTTCACAGAAAAGGACGCACCGAAAGGATTCAATACTCAGATCGCAGCAGAGGAATCCCGCACGATGTCTCCTCTCAATGGACTCCGCACTACACCAGAGATCGCCAAGGCTTTCGAGGAGTTCGGTAAAGGGTATGACGCAAGAGAAAACCCCGGTCTTTATGTTCTGGCTTGGCTGAACGCAGTTGGAAAACTCAACCTTACTGTTGGCTCTGTTCTCACTCAGATGAGAAATATGCTAGGTCAACCAGCGTTCTTTGTGTTCAATGGTCACTACAACTGGCGTGTAATCCGACAAGAGATTGATGCTATAGCCAAAGAGAAAGGTATCTCACAAGAAGATGCCAAGAAGGAATTGGTAAAGCTCGCCGCCGCTCAAGGGCTGGTCAACGAGAACGCTTATGCTGGAGAACTCCGCACGGCATTCCAAGAAGTAGGGCTTGAGACATTCGATGACATCGGGCCAGATGAATTCACAAAGCAATTCGTTCTGACTCGGATGTATCTCAAGGGCGTTAAGTCTGCTCAAGAACTCTACCAGAAGACAGACGAGTTCGGTAAACTAGTAGGATGGTTGAATGAAACGAAGCGAATCCAGCGCATGAATAAAGGCATGGACAAGCAAACCGCCCAGTCCATCGCGGCAGAGAGAACACGGGATACCTACCCTACCTACTCGCAGTCCTCCGAAGCCCTTCGTTTATTCCGCAGGCAACCATTCTTTGGGCCGTTCGCTACCTTCTTCTACGAGACATTCCGCACATCGTTCCACAACTTGCGTTATGCTTTCGAGGACATCAACGGGCCGACTCCAGAGCATAAGGCAGAAGGCATCAAGAGACTCGCTGGAGCCATGACAACCCTATCTATGGGTGCGTTTGGCATCAACCTTCTCAGCAAACTTGCATCTGGAATTGGCGATGATGAAGAGGAAGATGTTCGCAGGATGCTTCCACCTTGGGCCAAGGACGCCTCACTTGCTTGGATGCCGAAGTCTAAAGACGGGACATACAATTTCATCAATGTCTCCTACATCAATCCATACAATGCGATGACCGATCCGTTCATTGCAATGATGTCTGGGTTTGCCAAGGGAGATAAGCCAGAGGAGATCGCAGCGCAGGCACTAGGTTCTTTCTTGTCTCCGTTTGCCAGCGAGCAACCTGTTACGGCTACTATCGCTGATGCGATGAGGAACCGCACCGAAACTGGAAAGCAAATCTACAACCCGCAGGATGACATCACAACCAAGACGAGCAAGATCATGTTGCACATCTTTGGAAAGACATTCACACCGGGAACCATTACTAGATTGCGTGAGAGAATCATTCCTGCAATTCAAGGTGAGACTGTCGGAACTCGCGCTCCCGCTCCAGCAAAAGAGATCGCGGCTGAGTTGACTGGTATTCGTTTCGAGACTCTTGACATGAAGGCTGCATTCTCCAACAAGGCTTGGGAATTCAGCAGAGCAGCAAACGAATCTGAGCGTATCTTCCGCGATGTAGCCACCCGCAGACGCAGAGTGGATGAGCAAGAGCAGGTCGATGCCTATCGCAGATCAGAGCAAACTCGCTACGAAATCTGGAATGATATGTATCGTGACTACATGGCAGTTCGTAGGGCTGGAGCCAGTCCAGCAGAGGCTGTCCGGCTGATGACTGATATTGGAATCAGCAAGAAAGAAGCCATTGCAATCAGCAAGGGACGCTATGTTCCATACGAAGTCAGCAATGAAGTTTTGCGCCGCTCAAAGCTCAACGAGAATAAAGTTCCGATCAAAGAAATCAGAGCGATTGGAAAAGAAATGCCGAGGGTTTTGACTGACATCACTAAAACTCCTTGACACCCGCAGAGGCTGATGTAGTCTGGCTCTACCAAGGCAGACTCGCTTCGGTTTTTGGTTATTCATGTGTTGGAAAGGGGGCTGAGAAATTGGCTCCCTTTTCTTTTTATCGTTACCGATAATTTTCTTCAAAAAAACTATTGACCGCGCAACATATCTGTTGTCTTATCGCATCCGCCATGAGCAAAGAACCAACAAAACCAGCAGTCAAATCGGCCTCCATCCAAGAAGAAGTTTACCTTCGCTTGATCGAGGCAGTCGCAGTCCAAGGTCAATTCAACCGAGGAGAACTCAAGGACGCCAACCAAGCACTCGAAATCGCCAAACACCTCCGTGGAGTGAGTGAAATCATCGCCACAGTATGGGAGGAAAAGAAATGAGTGACGAGCGCGATTGGTATGAAACTGATCTCACATCAGAGATCGAAGAGGAGCGTTACGAAAAGTATCTCCGTAGGTGCGAAGACTTGGACAGGCAAGATGAAGATAACGAACGACCATAACTTGCCAGCCCCGATGTTTCGGGCGTTGAGTCACGATGGATACACTCCGGGGTCGAAGCCCTTCGACATCTCGGTGACTAGTCTGATTGGCCCATCGAAAATCTTCCAGCTTCGCAAGCGGCATTCGGAAGAGATCACAGAGGACGCATCTGATAGGGTCTGGACTCTGTTAGGTCAGTCAGTCCACAAAGTCCTTGAACTAGCAGGCGGTGAGACAGAGCAGACAGAACGCCGACTTTACATGGACATCAATGGCTGGACTATCTCTGGTCAGACTGATCTCTACGAAACGGAGAACAAAACTATCTCCGATTTCAAAGTAACATCAGTCTTCTCATTCATGCTTGGAACAAAGTCTGAGTGGGAAGCCCAGATCAATCTGAACGCCATGCTATGGAGAAGCTATGGGTATGAAGTCAAGAAAGGTCAGATCGTCGCCATCCTTCGGGATTGGCAGTCGAGCAAGGCTGAGTTTGACAAAGACTATCCCCAGTGTGCAGTCCACATCGTTGACATTCCTCTCTGGAGTGAAGAAGAGTGTATTGCATACGCAACCAAGCGAGTCGCATTGCATCAATCTGGCGCGAAGAAACTCGACGATGACATTCCAGAGTGCTTGCCAGAAGAACGATGGGCTAAAGCAGATACTTTTGCCATTAAGAAGGATGGCAATAAACGAGCAGCAAAGGTGTGCGATACAATGGAGGAAGCCCAAAATTTACTTCCTACCTATGGAGCGAAACACTCAATCGAAAAAAGGCAGGGAGGAAACATCCGTTGCGAAAGGTTTTGCAGCGTGAACTCCTTCTGCCACTACTACAAACAAACATATAATGAGTAACCAACTAGACGGCATCGAACAGAAAGATGTCATTAAGCGAGTCACAGGAAAGATAACGAAGCTCTGGGAAGCCAGAACTTTCAACGGGCCGAAAGGCGAATTCACAAAGCAAGGTGGAGAGATCGAGATCGACGGAACATCGTATGGTCTTGCATTCTGGAACAATAACCAATCAGATTCTCTTAAGGGAAAAGTAGTAACTTTATCTTCTGTGCGGAGCAAGCATGGATTGAGCGGCGTTACACTCGACCATGAGTCTTACGATGGTAAGAATGGTAAAGTTGATCGTGATGTCATCCGAGTTACGGCATCAGCTAAGATCGAGATTGGCGAGCATAGCGAAGAGCCTCCCCGTGTTGCAAGTTCTGCAACACCCAGCCAGACACAGATCGGTGATCCTAAGAAGGCTATTGATAGCATCGTTGAGATGCACATCTACATCGACGGGTTGGTTCGCCATGCGTATGCAGGCAGGGCTAGTGATGAGGAGACTCTTCGCTCTTATGTAGCATCGGTATTCATCGAAGCTAACAGGAAGGGAATTGTCATGGCTTCTGTTCCCACAGAACCTTCTGTTCCTGTCTGTGACCCGAAAAACTGGGGGTCTGCTATTGTTCCAAGTGGATCACGAAAGGGTGAGAAACTTGCCGAGATTGGCAAAAAAGACCTCACTAAACTCTACCAATTCTACTTGGAGAAGGGATTCACAACTCCATTCGCCAAGTGTGTTGAGCAAGCTGGCATCGACTTCAATCTGGACGGGCCACTTGAAGAACAAGATGACATTCCGTGGGAATAACCCGTGGTAAATGAAGTCATAGAGCGCGTCTTAGAACGCATGAGGGAGGAAGGTATTCTGATTAAAGATATGCCTTCTATCCTCAACCGCTACCTGCCAGAGGGTGAGAAATTGTCCGAAGGCAGGAGCGGAGCCGTGCAGGTGAGTCGCTGGCTTGCATTGGATAAAGATTACAGCGTTCAACCAAGAGGCAATGTCCTCATAGCATTAATGAAATTCACAACAAAAACACATGAAAACTAAACTAGAACTATTCAGCCCTCTCCATGAGGGACAACTCGTAAACGAAGCAACTTACCTTAAGCAGATGTTAACCTTCGCTCAAGAAGAGTGGAAGGGGATCACGATGACCGAAACTCTTATCAAGAAAGTCTGGGATAAGGTGAAGAAGAACCAATATATCGAAGACAATGTGGCCGATGAGGTCGCGGAGATGTATGAGAAGATGGCGTATGACTTTGAGTCAGCTTCTGAATTGATGGCAGACAAGGAACCCGTTATCGTTACCGATAATCCAGTCTCTGAGGAATCCCAAGAGAAGTTGGAGCTAGTGCAGAGTGTCACCGAAGGACTAGAGCTTTCCAGCTTCACGCAGAAGTTTGACCTCGGCGCAGGCATGACGCAATGCGTCCCTAAGGGTGAAGTATCCATGCAGGACTGGGTGAAAGCCTTCGCCTTCGGCCTTACTTTGGAGTCTGGTAGCCAATGGATCATCGGTGATTCGGTGGTAGCCCTAGAGAATGCTGGGCATGAGGATGTAGTTAATCAGTTGTGCGCCCAGTTCAAGAAGTCCTACTCGACTGTATCTGGATACGCTCGCGCCTGCAAAGCCTTCCCTGCTAAACAACGGGATGCCATGCTACCATTCACAGTCTATCGTGAGATCGGCAACGCTGACCTGCCCGAAAAGAAGAAGGCCCAGCTAGTCGAAGCGGCGAAGACTGAGAAGCTATCCTCACAAGAGGTTCGCGGCAAAGTCCGCGAAGCCCAAGGCAAAGAGGAGAAGCAGAAACCCATGCCTCACCGCTTCTTGATCCTCAATGTAGAGAACTGGTCAAACTCGGAGATCGTCACCCAAGTCCCCGATGAGGTAGAGGCTCACCAATTAATCATCGACCTGCAAGGTAAAAGCTGGTTCGATGCAGGAGGAAATGATTGGATTCAATTTTTGAGAGGAGAATAATTATGGAAAACAACAACCCAGTAAATGAACTAACAGAGTCTTTGAAGACTATGTTCTCGTTCCCAACAACGAACAACGAAAAGACTGACGAGGCTATCCACGCCTTCGCCAGCACGGCGAATTTGCTTGCAAATATGGTTGTGCGAACAGGCGCAAGATACCAAGAAGGTAGCGAAGCCATCAAATACCTTTCGCTCGCGTTCATGCACTACCGCATCGGTATGGAGCGCCGTCCACCTGACGAAGGGAAGCAAGAGTAAAAAAAAGATTTGACTTCTCCTTTGGCTTCGCTAGGCTTCGTTTATCCGAAGTTCTGACGCGCTTAGGAGATCAATTTTCTTTAATAGAAATGGGTCTGTTGTAGTGCGTCAGCTACGACAGGCCCAATTTCTTTTGCCACCATCGGATCGTGTAAGCGACGGGAATGCGTGAAGGACGCACCGAGACATAGGTCTGCAAATGTCGCCCAAGGAGTGGAGTTGGAATGGCTGCCGTGACTGTTATCCTGCCAACTTAATACTGCCCTTCGGGGCGACTTGCAGTTAGTCAACGATATTAGACTAGCCTAGGTAAAGGAAGACCGCTGGGCGTGGACTGTTAAGCGAAGGTGAAGGAACCATACGAAAACGTGTGATTCACAATAAGTTCGACAAGTTTCCCCAATTTTACTTGGGAGACTTGTCGCTCGGGTTCGGCCCCGCCGAAAACGCAGTTCTTCACCTTGGTGAAGCGCGGTGCTTCCATGCGAAGCGGAAGCGATAGTGAACTAGTTCAAAACCAGTTTCACTAGTAAACAGAAAAACCAGCTGGATTTTTGTCCAACTGGTTTTCTGAGTAATCTGTCTCGGACAGATTATTTCTTTTCTTCTGGTATAGCTAGGTTGATAGATGGGTCTATCATTCCGTCATTTAATAAATCGAGACGCTTGAGTTTTTTGTCTAGGCTATTGCAGGTATCTTCCTCGATAGGAACTCCAGCCGCGTATGCAATGTATTGGATTGAACGAGACTGACCACCTGCTCTGTGGACTCGACCCAACACCTGCTTAAGGTCGTAACAATTTGGTGTAGGAGATATTAGAGCAACTCGCGGATACTTTCCATGAACATCGTGCAGGTTTAATCCTTCACGACATGCTTGTGTAATTCCGATAAGAATGCGCGACTTGTTGTTTTGGAATGAGTCAATGCAACCTCGGCGTTCCAGATCACTCTGGCCTCCGTAGATGGCGCAATCAGTCTCCAGTTCATTCATCAACCATTGACGGGATTCCGTGAAATTCACAGCTATAAAAACGGAGCATCCTTCTTCTACATAATCTCTTGCTAGTGATGCAAGTGAACCGCATTTGAGAAGCTCGATTCTCTGTCTGGCTTTTGTCTGCTCCGCAAGAGCGTTAATTGCAAAATTCTCCTGCATCCGTAGTTCTTCGATTCGGTTGCAGAGTTCGTCATACTCGCTGGCAATCTCCCTAGCTGAGTCCATGTCGAAAGCACGGGCATGGATTAGAGTTTCGGGGAAGGCATCACCGAGATCGGAGTGGCGCAGACGATTTCCTCTATCTGGATAGATTTTGTGATGGAGCTTCTTTAAGATAGATTCCGATCCCTGATACTGGAACCCGAAGCGTGTCTTCCTGCACCCATGATTCTGGATGAAGCGGAAATAATCCTTCTCACCTTGGTGCAGACCGAGGAACTGCCCGATAGCCCACAACTTTGTAGGATCATCTGCTATCGTTGCCGATAATGCCACGCTAGGCACATTCTGGACTACCGCATCTCGGACTAGGTAAGCGTTCTGGGAAGTGCCGGGAGCTTTGCCTCTGTGAACTTCATCGAACACTAACAGGCAATCGTCGGGGAGCATGAAGCGGAATTGCTTCTTCTTATCATCCACCCATCTACCCATCTTGGACTTACCTGTCTTTGTCCACTCCCATCCGCAAACCTCATAGGTTTCTACACCCATCATTTTCGCGGCTCTGTGCCAGTCTGTGACGATAGGCTTCGGGCAGATGACGGCAATGCGTTTGCCCAACTCACGGGCTATTCCTAACGCACAGAAGGTCTTTCCGACTCCAGTAGAGTGTCCGAGAAGAACCCTGTTGTAGAGATTCATCGAACGGACGCCCATCTGGACGCTAGTTAGCTGATACTCCAGCAATCCTTCGGGATGGAGAAGTGGCGGCAAGTCCGACAAGTCCAGTTCTGGCTCCACCTCGGCGGGTTTGTCGGTTGGGATAGGTTTGAACTTGAGTTGATCATCAGACCACCAAGCTAGTTCCCACTCATCGCGGAACTTAGTCATGCTCATACCAACCTCGCGGAAGAAGTTCTTGTAGCCTTCCGAGTTCTCTCGGTAAACATTCCAGAACGCTTTCCCGATTGGTGACTTCTTGAGGAGGCGCGGCCCACGCTTGGTATTAAGCTGCATGGGGTGCGACCACTCCAATGTATCAAGTAGTTTCGAGATCATAGCGTCCTCGCTTTCTTTAAGGCTGACTGACATTGTAAGAGAAGGAACGAATCGGTTCCACGATAGGCATCGCAGACAGCTTGGAGGGCATCAATGATCTCCCGTTGCGCGTCTGGTTTTCCGATGATGGTTTCCTTTTTGCGGAATGGTTTTTGCCTGTGGATGGTGAAGGTTCTCATTTCTTTTTCTCCTTTCCAGTCTCAATAAGGACTGGTTTTGGATAGACCGAAGAGCGGAATTTCGGTTGATTATCGGCTAGTTTAGCAAGCCGAATGTATGCTTCTGGAGGCAAGCAAGTGCCGTTTTGGATCTCAGTTTTCATGTGTTTTGTCTATATTTATATGTTGATTTTGGTTTGTTCTGGGGAAATTCAATTATTGACATATTTTTGTGGACGAATTAGGGTGAAATCATGTCCAAAGAACCCGAAAGTGCAAGCGAGAGTAGCAATGTTACCAGCAATGTTACCGCCAATGTTACCAAAAAGAAGGCGAAGCGGAACATGATCCCGCCGCCGCCCCGTCCTGTGAAATGGGATTGGCCGCTCATTGAACGATTGATTCTTAGCGGAAAGACGAACAAAGAAATTCTGGAAATGCCTGAGTTTGAAGGCATGAGCTATGCCTATCTGAAAAATAAATCTGCGAAATTTGGATTGCACCAGAAGGCCGAAGATGTTGCCATCATCTCCAGAGGGAATGTGGATCGAAGCATAGCAGAGAGACGGACGAGCGGAATCGAGGATCACCATGTCTTTACTTTTGAGCAACTTGAGAAGATGCGGAAGGCTATTCTTGAGCATAAGGTCACAGGTAAAGTGCAGGATTTGAGGAGCATGATGACGCTGTTCCAACAGTATATCGACGCAGCAGAGAAGAGTTACGGCTTGAACGGCAAGGACATGGATGACAGGGCGATTTCATTAAACGCAATGGTCAGCCTTCATGTTGTGCCTCCGCAGAGAGACGAACCCCGCAATGTTACTTTGGAGGTTGCCATGCAGGAAGTGCGGGCGGTGACGGCAATCCCAAGTGAGGAAAAAGAAGCCATAGCAGAAGGCTAGTCGAGGGAGGATCGGACTCCCCCGAATAGGCTAGAGAAGGGCGAGCCTTTCCATGATGAGCGTATCGAGCCGCCCAAGTTCTTTGGCCGATAGAAAGCCCGTGTAAAACAGGTTGTCCATTGCCTTCTCTAGCCGCTTCAATTCCTCGGAAGTAGTTGCGGCTTTGATCTTCTTTTCCAGTTCGCGGTATTCTTTGCTCATACTTCCCCCCTTGCTTTCTGGATGGCAATGCGAGCCTCCAAAAGAGTCTTGCAATTTTCCAGCCCGTCATGCGTTGCGCTAGTGTCTAACACTTCACGGGAAGCCTTTTCCAGCGCAATCAAAGCAGACAGCAGATCAGGCGCGGCGGTGATTAGATGGGCGTTGGCCGAATGATTCGGCGATCCATCGGTTCTGGCTGTGCCTAAAGTGCAAACGATGTGCGCCCCGTTTGTGATGTGCGTAAGTGTGCGCGAATTTTCCGCGCGGTCTAATAAGGCCCAAGGGCCGGGTGTGTGGTTTGTGGTTTTCATGTGGTTTTTTCTATTGGTTTATGGTTTACGCTCTAGGGGGAGCAAATGCAGAAAGCTGGAAAGTGGATGGAAGTGCAGGCGGAATCGTTACCGATAAAGCAGGATTCTAGCGCGGAAAGGATCACGGGAAGGGTAGGACAGCGGACGAAGGATAAAAACGAGAATGCGGGGCGATTAACGCGCAAAGGGAGACCGGATAGGACGGAATCCCGTTGGCGTGTGGAGGCTATCGGCGCAAGGTCGGAATGCTTTGCAAATGTTCGCGGCCTTCTTCTATGACTTGGCGCACCATGCCTGCAAAATAAGATCCGTATCCCCCGCGCTTGCTTCCGATATTGTCGCGGAAATCGCGGAAGTTTTCATATATGCAATTCCCCAAATAATCCTCTGCAATGTCTGAATCGCGGAAAGACAGAGAAGCGCGAACGGAAAAACAAAGCCAATCCCCGCGCTCTATCATTTCCGCCGTTTCTCCTGACTCATCAAAAGACAAATCAGGATCATATTCGGGCAGGGCTTCGACTTTAACGCAAAAATTGCGCGTGCGGAATGTGTAAATGGTTTCTAGTGTTTGCATGGTTTTATTCTGTGATGATGTTAATAATTTGAACGGATAGAATCGTGAGGATGACGACAAGCGCACACACACGAGAGAAAAACTCACGACGGAGGCGATTGAAACGGCGGGTGCGGATAGGGTATTTCATTGGATTATTTATTGGAGATGAAAACATATTCACCCGACGGGATCTGACCCACGGAAAAATCGGCGAGCGTTCCCCATCCCGTAGCAAGTTCACCGTATTCCTTCCGATCTTCTTTCAAGATTTCGGCGAGATATTGCGCCACAGCATAACGGAAAACATCCGTCCCGCTTAGCTCAAACGGGTAGGAATATGATTTCCGGCTTCTCTGCGACTTCACAATAATGCGCGATCCGTGGGAGTTAGTGGCCCCTGCATATTTCGCAATGATTGCGGCGCGTGGATTTTCGTTGTGTGTTGTGATTTCGGTTTTCATGTGTGTTTTTCTAATGTGTTTTAGTTTGTGGCAATCTCTTCAGTCCACACTTGCCAAGGTGTGAAGACGGGCAAATGCCCGTTTCGATTTTCAAACTTCCGCCAAGTCTTCAGCATAGGCGGACGGGATTCTTTCTTCCGTGTGATCACAGAACAAGGTAGGGTCTCCGTAGTTCACATTCACGGCACAAACTTGCCACCCATCGCGCAAGTCTCGTTTGATCGAATCCATCACAAGGCGGAGATTGTCACGAACGGCTTTAAAGGATAAAGCTGCCCCGTCTGTGGTGATGAAATACAAGGGATATCCTCCGGGCCAAGCGAATTCCCCTTGGCGGAGTTGGGCTTTTAATTCTTTAACGGTGTAATTGGTTTTCATTTGGTTTTTTTGGTATGGTTGGAGATTAGTTTCGCCAGCGCAGCCCGCTTGGGGCCGCTAGGCATGGAGTTTAGTTTGATTCGGAGTGCGTAGATTTGCGCGGGTGTCATTTCACATTCTCTCGTTACAAACGACACGCGAAACAAACTCGCGCCCGTCTCTATAGAAGGTCTCAAGATCGGCGTGCAACTCTTGCAAGGCCTCATCTAAGGACTCGCAATCATCACGCATGATATAACCAGACTCCAAGAATCCAGCATTGCATGCGCCACCAAAAATGAGACGCTCGTTTGTTTCTAATACTTCGAAATACTTGCCGCCTTCAATTTCAAGTGTGCCGATATATTTCGCGTTTTCTATGTTTGATACTTCCCAGTTTTTCATGTGTGTTAATGCTCGCACCTAGCAAGTGAACCAATCAAACCCGACACTCGTTCACGCGAACAAGCGAAACGCATCACGCAAAAAAATAAATTGCGCGAACACGCTGGCAAGATTGCCAAGGGCGAAAAGGCTGCGGAGCTAGGTTTAGAGCGGCTGTGCGAGCAAATCCATTGCAAGCACGGGACTGATATTCGCACAGGTGTTTTCCAATGTCAATACCCTTTTATTATCTTTTTTTCTGCCCTCTCTCTAGTGTCACAAGCAAGAATCATGCCAATATGTCAACACGCATTTATTAGCAGGAACTATGCCAGCCCATGCACAGAATTCCCATGAGTCTATTGCAAGCGATTTGCGCTGTCTTAGCACACTATTCCAGCACCGATTCGCCGAACCCATTTCCATGATCCGCGTCACCCTCTCAGCTTCCCGTTAATGCGACACCGAATCCCGCAATTATCCACGCTGTGTGCTTATCGGATGTTATCAATCTCACTAATCCCGCACCGAATCACGGCCCGATCCTTCCGGCATTCCGGCCTGACTCATGCCTCACATTCTCAACACACGATCCAAAGCTGGGACACTATAACAACCCCGCCACGCTGACGGGAGGGGGTGACATTATCCATGATGATAGGGAGCGTCAGCATAGGGGGGCATGAGGGACAAGGAATCTCTTTGTTGGCAGGAGCCGGACGGCGGTAGGGGGTGGGGGTATACAGCCGAGATTGCAGGTTAAAACCATAAGCGTAGCACTCCCAACAGCGACACAAACTCTATTTTGGCCCTTGTCCACTACTGCGCCTCTGCGCCCCTCTGTAGCTCCGCTACCTGTGTCTACTCGTATTGTTCTAGTTCTATGCCTAGTTTCTTTGCTGTCAGTAGGGAGGAGGTATCGTAGTTGTAGATGTCTTTGTAGAGGACTCTCTTTATTTGGTAGGCGGCTAGGGTTTTTAAGCAGTCATTGCATGGGAGGAGGGTGGAGTAGAGTGTCTTTCCTTCTCCCGGTTTAAGGTATCTGAGGGCGTTTTGTTCTGCGTGGACTACAAGTAATCTTCTTTCGTCGCGGTTATTCCAGTCTTCTTTTACTCCTTGGGGGAAGCCGTTGTATCCTATACCTCCTATTGTGTTATCCTCTCTTAGGATGGCTGCGCCGACTTTTTTCCATGGGTCTTTGCTTTTGAGGGCGGCGACTTGGGCTATCTGCATTCCGTATTCGTCCCAGTTCATGTTATCGTTAACGATAATTGTGTCTGTCGTTCTCGAAGTAATCTACTATTCCATCTGAAGGTTTTTGTTCTTCTTTGATGAAGACGCCTTCTTTTGTCAGGTAGCCTTTTCTGTGTTTGATGACATTGTAGGCCCCGTCTAGGCAGTCTAGGAGTTTTATATCTTGTAGGGCGCAGTAGTTGATTAGGCAGACGATAATGTCTCCTATGGCGTCTTTGATCTCTTCTGGCTGGTTCTTGGCGTGGGCGTCTGCCAGTTCTCCCATTTCTGAGATAGCTTTCAGAAGCTGGGAGTTTGCTTTGCCGTTCTGGATAATCCCACGGGCGGCTGACCACTCTAGGATTCTTTCTTCTAGTTGTTCGTAGTTCATAATATTTATTGGTTAATTTCTTTCTCAATGCTTTTCGCTTCCTCCTCGATAAACTCCACGCGAAACATTTTCCTGTCGCGGTTGATGTAATAAAGATTTTCATTTTCTTTATTCCAAAAGAATTGATTAGGATTTTCTTGGGCCTTGCCAAAATGCTTTGTCTTCCCGCTCGTAAAGAGAACCTTGAAAGACTGCTGAGCGAAAGCAAGATAAGGGTGAGGTAAAAACATATTCACCTCTCCGTTAAAGCCGACTTCTGACGCGCTCATTTCTCGACCTCCAGTGCCTTGCGAGCCATGCCGCGAAGTTCCCCAGAAGTTTTCCAGTCTGCGGCAGCGATCTCCCGTAATACCTCCCGCGCCTCGTCGCGCTCTTGCTCCAGTTCACCGATCTTCGCGTAGTAATTCGTTGCGTCTTCCTCCGCTTTATCGCGTTCGCGCTCTAGCTTCCTAGCGAAACTGGCTTCCACTACCTCATATAAGATTCCCTCGCTATGGTCTGACCATACTCTTTTATCTGTTTCTGGTGTATTCATTGTTTTGGGCCGAAATAGTATGTTATTAGGATAATTGTGTAGAATGTTACCGCCATGATGAGCAGATCAAAAAATATATCTCTCATGTTTCTTCTCTGCTATTTGTCCGCAGGTTGGGCATTGATGTTTTTTTTCTGGGTAGTGATGGTTATATATGTTATAGATCACCCCGATTATCGTCATCGCTATCAGCATGAACATGACTGGTAATTCCGATTTCGGGAAAAATTCCTTTAACTTTTCCGATAATATTTGAAGCTGTGTTTTCAAGGGTTCTGAGCGTTTCTAGTAAATTGGCTTGCTTTGTCAATTCATCATAGTGTTCTTGTTGTATTTCTATAGTTGACCAGTTGTGGAAGCACTTTAAGCAATGCCTTCTTCTCCATACTGACCCTCCGTTTTTTTTGTTTTTTCTTGAATCATAGACACCTATTTTCTTGGACTTGCATTTTGGACACATTATTTAGATTTGAACCAGTTTGTGAAATGCCCGAAGTCTCTTACTTCCGTGACACTTTTATTTGATTGGCAGACATCACACTTTCCGTAATGCCAGCATGATACTTCTTTTTGTTTCTTTCCGTGCTTCTTGCCGCACTCTTGGCAAGACCACCTTGGGTATTCTACATTTGGCTTCTTAACCATGCGTTCTGTTGTTTGGCTTGGAGCATTAAGTTCTCTCGCATGAGTTCATCTAGGGTCATCTCCCTTTCTGGCTCGTAGCTGGCTTGGTAGTTATTGACCTCTGGGACTGGCGCGATTAGGTCATGGTCGGAGACATAGGGTTCTGGTTGGTGGACTGGTTGAGTGATTGGCTCAGGTGTGTTTGTCCCGATATAGGTATTCTGCTCCTGATGTTTTCCATCGCGCAGATACATCTCCTTGAGGTGAGGTTTACCTCCTTTGGGGTAGGTCAGAGTTCTAGTCTCTGTGTATGTTTCCTTGCTTATTGATGAGCAGGCTTGGAGTCCCGCTATGGCTAGTAGTAGTATTGGTTTTTTCATGGTTTGTTTCACCTATTGTTATAGGTTCCATCAACACTACTACATCTTGGCATAGTGTCAAGATATTTCTATTCGCAGGAGTAAATAGTTTCGCTCAACTTTAACTCTGGAATATTATCGTTAACGATAAAACTAGAATCTATAAATGTGATTCTATTCGTCGGCTGGATAGTTAGCCTGCCATTATCTAGTTTGATAAAGTAAAACTCTTTATCTTGGTCTGGGGAGTCTGACCACCCATCATCTACATGGGTGACATGGAATAGGTATTCTCCAGTTAGGACTTCTCCTCTGACTTTAGTCCGCATCCGCAGACCTCGCAGGATCGGGCTTTGGACGATTGTGAAGTGGTAGGAGTAGCAGTCCCAAAGTTGAGCTTGCTGAATAGTCCACCCAAAGTCTTCAGAATTAAATCCAATGCTATGAGGAGGCAGATTACGATATAAAGCCCCACCATCCCGAAGTATGACATTGATTCCCCACGCTCTGCCGGGGATGCTGGTAACTCCGACCCACATTCCTTCAACAAGTCCACACGGAGTTTTGTGTGTGAAGTCGGAATCCACCAAGACATATCTATGCGTAGGTAAAGGCGCGATCTTGGAGAAGATCATTTCATCGACTTACTGCCCTTGCAACGCCATTTGCGGCGTGAAAGGTTGTTTGGAGAATTGGGGTTAGACTTCCAATCTCCTTTGATCTTGGCAGAACGGGCGCAGTAGGAATCGCCACGCTTCGTCCCCGGAGAGATCGTTGCGCCTTTCTGACCATACTTAACAGTCTTCTTGCGCCCAGTCTTTGGGTTTACTACCGTTTTGGAAAACTTCTTGTCCATTACTTCTTCTTTGCTGTTTTTGCTGATTGTTTGAATGCTTTGGCAGTCGGTGCGCCTTTGCTTCCCGGCTTCCTCATCTTCTCACCGCTACCCGCTGCGATGCGTTTTCTCTTTTCGTGAATATTTTTGTAAAGACCAGCCTTCATATTACTTGCCTTTCTTTTTAATTCCAGCAGAACGGAGTGCAATAGCCAATGCTTGGGAACGGCTTTTAGCCATAGGAGCCTTCTTTGGGCCTTTAGGGTTGATGCCAGCTTTGAGTTTGCCAGCCTTGTATTCGCGCATTACGGAAGCCACCTTCGCGGCTTTACCTGCTTTAGTAGTTGGTTTTTTCATTTCTTTTTATTTCTATCTCTTGAGGCATATGCCTGCATTATTCTACATTTTTTACAACCCCTACCATTTGTAATTGGGTTGATATATAAATTCTCTCCGTGATATGGATGGCCTTTAGGGCAATGAGTTTTTTTGGATTGAGCATTTATGCTTCTTTTTTTTCTTGCTTTATCTGCGTTATTTTCTGCTTGAGTTCCAATAAATAAATGATCTGGATTTACGCAAGACGGATTATCGCATTTATGAAGAATGCACATATTATTTGGTATTTTCCCAAAAGAAAAAATATAGGAAACCCTATGTGCTTTTTCAGTTTTGCTGTTGAATTTAAAATTACCATATCCTCTTGTATTTTTAGCACCAATCCAATTCCAGCATTGGTCAAGGTTATCTACATGAGTTGGAACAGTCCCATTTTTGTCTACTTTCGATAAGAATCTATTAAATGTTTTGTTAATCATTTTGAATTAAAACCATCAATTCCTTCGCGTAACAATTTAAAAAATGTTTCTGATGACATTGTAACTTTCCACGGTTTATTATTTTTTCTTGAAGCGACTATCCATGGTTTACCGCGAGAGTCTCTTTCTGCTTGTTCGCAGGCTTTGTCAAGATTGAGGTTCTGCACTCGCTTTACCTCCATGTGGAGTCCAGACAATTCCTCACAGATCACATCTGGGGAATCTGGCCCTCCCGCAAATTGCTGACCTCTACGGGCGGTGAATCCTTCATTACGAAGTTGATCACGCCATTCTCTTTCGCCGACTGCTCCTTTAGCTCTGGAGTTCATTGATGTGATTCAACCATAGAAGAATCTTCTGTCAATACTTTCTTGTCAGGGAAGTATTCGTCTCTGATTCTTACTGCTTCTTGGTATGCCTTCTCCGCTTCATCATACTTTACAATGTCCGATGTTCTCCATATACGACTTGCCTTATCCAGCAAACGATATGCTTTAGTAAATGCTTGGTCAGTTGTCACCAAACTTCCTCCAGTTTAGATAGTTCTCCGTTCATTTTTATGTCGATTAGGTAGTTTCTTGGGCCTCGGCGGTTCTTTTTCACTACTATTCTGCTTCTTTCTTTAAGGTGTTCGATATGCACAACTTGATCAGAATGCATACCAATTGCCCTAGATTCGCGCAATTTTCCCTCATCATTGAGTTGTGAAGCAGTCAGAATAACTGACCTGTTCTTCCCTGCTGCGTTCTTCAGCCTTCTAGCTGCCTCGGAAATTGCGTTCTCTCTGTTATCGTTGTTTGGCATATTGATGATCTGAAGGTAATCAACAATAATCACATCGGCCTCCTTGCTTGATACTGCTCTGGATATTTCAGCCTCGATCTCATCAATATCATAGAGGCAATCGACTACAGAAATATTCATCTTGAGAAGTTCTCCGATGGTATTGGAAACCTTAGGCAGTTCTCTTCCATATTCTGACTTGTAGTCTTCCATCTCGCGGATTGGAACCCCGGCCATGTTTGCTGCCATGCGCCTAAAGACATCTTCTCCAGACATCTCTAGCGAGAAGAAGAGAACTGATTTTCCATCAAGTAGATTTGCTACAGCGGATTGGACTAGGAGGATGGATTTTCCACCACCAGTCTCAGCGGCAACTGTCATTAGTTCTCCTCGGTGCATTCCACCTTTCAGAGTTCTATCTAGTTTGAGTAGTCCAGTCCCGAAACATTCCTGCTTACTCTTACCTTCCATCTCGTCAATGATCTGGTTGAGCATATCCTTCTTGGTTCGTTTCGGAGCAGACCCATCGTGGGAAATAGATTCTATCGTTAACGATAAATCGTTCACATCTGCATTTCCTCGGCGAATGTCCATCTCCATCGCTTCCCATTTCTGAATCAGATCGCGGTAGATTTTAGCCTCACGCAGTTCCTTCCTGTAATCATTGGCGATGTCTTGGCAGACTTTACCAGATGGGATATTCATACATTTAAGGATGTCATGGATTACATGATCTCCTCCGATGTGAGAAAGTGTTCCTCTGTTCTCTAGTTCTGAAATGAGCGTAAATTCGTCGCAGATACCATTTCGGCTATGGAACCCTTGGAGTGCTTCAAAAATCAATCTATGAGTCTCTAAAGCGAAATACGAGGCTTCCCACTTCTGGGTCGAAAGTATTTCGTTGTCTTGAATCATCAGAGACAAGGCAGCTTGTTCGGTATTGCTACGGATTGGGACTGATTTCTCAGGTGGGAGTTCTTCCAATTTACGGACTAGTTTTGGTTTCATGTGTTAGATGGTTGTTGGTTTCCAGCTTTCTTCTTCGTGTTTAGTTTGTTTGGATCGAGCCTTGTCTATCTCACTCGACCAGTTGTTGAGGAGGGTGATCATATTTGTGCGGCAGTAGTATCCTTCCTTACCGCGATTGGCGTAGAAGTCCTCCAGTAGCTTCCATTCCTCTTCGGTGGTATCCAGCCAGTTTGTAGCCGCCTTAATTTCGTTTGTCGCCCATTTGGTAGAATCACGGCGACCGAGTAGGCGGTTGGCTCTGGTCTGGAAAACTGCCAAGTTCTCGGGGATTGCTTTAGATCGTGAAGCCATTGCTGAACGATTGGCAATCTTTGGTGAACTCGGAACTGAACTTGGTTCGGTATCGAAAAGCAAACCTGTGTCCCCATTGGGGACTATAGGGGTTTCTTTGTTTTGTTTACTTACTTCTTCTTCTGTTTCTTTATTAGATGCTGGTTTTCCCGCCTCGGGATTTTCCCGACTCGGGGAATTCCCGTCTCGGAAAGGATCGTCTAATTGAGGTTCGTCAAACACCAAATACTCCCAACCTCCCGGTTCGTTTCCGCTGCGAGGTTTGCGCCATACATACTTAAACTGCATCAATTCATGTAATCCAGATACCGTGGAATCATTGCCATCCACAGATACCGTGCGAAGATGCGCGGCATAAACCTCCCATTTATCAGGCAATGACAACAAGTATGTCAGCATACCCTTGGCTTTCCAAGAGAGATTTTTGTTATTCAACATTTCATTCGGGACAATCGTATAGTTCGACTTCCTTTTTTGACGATAGATATTCTTACTCATAATGACCGTGATGTTTAGCGTGGCAATTGTCACAAACGCAGGTTAGGGAGCGCATGCCTTCTTGAGTATGTTCGTATCCATGCATTGTGTAATTCTTGTGATGCACTTGAAGTCGATGGTTGCTATCGCACATAACACAACGGAACTTGTGTTTTTTCTTTACCTCATAAGCAACAACCTTCCAATATGGTGTTCTTAAAAATTCTCCATATTCAAGTTCACAAATAGCTTCCGCAAGCATATTTACATCGCACATCATTATAAGTCTGTTCATTTGTATTCCAATACTTTTCCAATCTGATCCATCTTTAGGCATTCCATCAACCATTAGAAAATATTCAATTAATGAATTTGTATTTTCTTCTCTTTCTTTTCCGTAATTAGCCAGAAAATTAATGCGTTGATTTTCTTGTTTTTGTTTTGCTTTATTAATCTCGGCCTCTTTGCATTCGTTGCATGTAGCAACAGTTTGGCAGTTAATACTGTGTTTGCCTTCATGGATGCGTCGTAAACATTCCATGTATGCAATCAGTTGGGTTTTGCGCAGAGTAGTTTTTTTTAGGGTGCTGCATCTATCACATTGGATTTCGCAATCGAAATCTAAAGGCAATCCATCCAATATCGGGAACAATGCGCGAATATCTTTGTTTTTTGGTAATCGTGTTGATAAAGCAACCAATGTTTCGTGGTCGAACTCCATACCGACAGATATGGGGAAAGATCGCAATGCTTCAACATAGGCCAATGACCTATCAATTAATTCTTGATTCATTTTAAGAGGGCCGCCCCTCTCCCCGTAGAAAGACCGATAGAATGTCGGGTGAAGAATAACGGAGAGAGGAGGCGATATATTTATTGTTCTGATTTAATCTTTCTTTTGCGTCTGTTCTTCACGCAGACGGTCTGATTTCTCAGACGCGCTAACCCTATCACTACTGATCGTGACAGGTCAAGAATTATTTTTATCGTTAACGATAATCTAGGTCAATCTCCTCACGCTCGCACTTCACCCACTCCTCTACTTGATCAACTAGGTCAGTCCAAGCCAGATCAGAGATATGTTCATCTGGGCAATCTACAGCGTGGAGTTTGTGATGGAGTTCTAGGTCTTCGTCTTTGATTAAGGCGAGTTCAGACCAGAGGATTCTTTTGCCAGAGTAGGTCGCGGCCCTAGCGGTAGAGTTGGGGCGCACTCCGAGGACTAGGTATCCTCCATTCCCACTAAAGGTTTCTAGAGTAGAAAAGATACCTTCGCCCATAGCTTCAGCGAGAGACATATTCGTAATCAGAACAGACTTGCGAGCGAAGTCCATAAACTGAAATGCCTTCATGTCCAAGTCGATGTTGTCCTTGTGATTGTCCATTTTTGCGGATGGTATGAAAAAAAGATTGACCTGTCAATAAGATTGTTTAGACTTACTAGAAATGCACCCGTTAGAAGTCGCCTATAACAGTTATCTTTCCGCTATGGAACATAGCAGAAGTATCAAGTCGAATGCACGAAAAATGTTCGGCGTATATCTGCGCGACTGCCGTAATGGGCTTGGCTTGTCTGTCCGTGATTTGGGAGACAAGATCGGGGTGACTGGTAGCTTGATCAACCAGATCGAGACATCCTCTAAATCAATACTGAAGAAGCAACACATCGAGAAAATAATAGCTCTATGCTCAGACGCAAAACTCCACTCAAAGCTAAAAGCGGATTCAAGAAAAGAGGAGGAAAGCTCAACCCCGTTTCAGCCAGACTCAAAAAGCGAAGCATTGAATACAGTAGGGTAAGGAGAGAATATCTTGAAGAAAAAGAATACAGATGTGAAATCTGCGGTGGAGAAGCAACCGACATCCACCACAAAAGTGGGCGAGGAAAAAACACCTGCGAGAAGCGCACTTTCTTGGCTGTTTGTCGCCAATGTCACACCTACCTGCACCAAAATGTCAAATGGGCAAAAGAAAAAGGCTACCTAGTTTACCAGTTCAAATAATATGTTCAAATCACTTATCGTGTGCGAAGGCACATTCATTGACGAAAACCCACAGAAGATTCGCTTCCGCCAAGACTGGGTGGACTGCTGGATCAAGAAGACAGACCTAGAGAAGATCGAGATGTTGGGGACGGTTTTCGGCGGAGACAAGATTTGCAGGATTACGATCAGCGAAGACCTAGCGAACTTGATGGAGTTGCAAGGTGTGCTAGAATAGTTTATCGTTAACGATAATCCTCTTGACATCTGAAAAATATCAGATGACTTTTGCGGCAATATGAGTTGCTGCAATAATTCTTCGTCCAATCAAGATGGAATGCTGATCGTTAACAAGGCGCGTGAAGCCGCCGCTTGCGCTCAAGCGAACTGCGCTTCATCTTTTACCAACGCTACAAACGCAGCGACGAGCGCGGCAGCAGCAGCGGAAAGCGCGGCAATTGCAGGCATTTATCTTGGGCCTTACTCAGTCGCTCCAACTACAGACAATAATGGCGATCCCCTCCAAGAGGGAATGCTCTACTACAATACTGTAAGCAACGCAATGTTTGTGTGGAATGGCACATCATGGCAAAACGCAAATGTGGCGGTTGGCGATGGAGACAAAGGAGACATTACGGTATCTGGAGTTGGAACGGTTTGGACGATTGATGATGATGCTGTCACTTATGCAAAAATCCAAAATGTTTCAGCAACAGATCGTTTGCTTGGACGTGATTCCGCTGGCGCTGGAAATATCGAAGAATTGACGGTTGGTGGAGGCGTTGAATTTACTGGGTCAGGAGGAATTCAGACAAGCGCATTTACAGGTGATGTAACAAAATCATCGGGTGGAACAACGACAACAATTGCCAACGATGCCGTAACATTTGCCAAGATGCAGAACATTAGTTCTCCTAGACTGCTTGGCAGGGCAACTGCTGGAACCGGGGATGTTGAGCAATTAACGCTTGGCAATGGATTGTCTTTTAGCGGAACAGCGTTAAATGGCTTTAATGAGACAACCAACTTCACGGCCACGGGAACAACTACGGATAGGAACCTTGTTACACGGATGGCGGATGTAGCAAATGTATTGGACTTTGGTGCTGATCCAACTGGAGTTACAGATAGCAGAACTGCAATCCTTGATGCCATCGCAACAAATAAAAATGTCTTCTTTCCTAAAGGAACATATAAATTTGTTGTGGTATCCACAAACGCATTAACGCCAACAGCAAAATCTACGCTTTTTGGAATGGGGGCTGAAATTAAGTTTGAAACAGCAAACACAGTTTCTTTCTTTAATATTTTTAACCTAAATCAAGGTGATGTAACAATCAGAGATTTGAAATTAACATGGACAACTCCATCAACATCTGCTGGAGGAATTGGATTATTTGCGTTTAATGCTGGAAATAATTACACAATCGACAATATTGTAGCATATTTAGATACTCAAGAAATTGCAGGGGTTAGAAACGCGCCCAATCATATATTTATGATTAATGCAAATTGCAGCGATGTGTATATTTCTAATTCAAAATTTACAAGATCAGCATTTGGAATTGTAAAAACAAATGCGTCAATAGCCATTAACAAAAACTGGGAATTTAATAGTAATATATTTGAAAACTTTTTTTCGTCACAGCTAAATTTTAACACACCAAATGGAGATTGGGACAATGTTAGAGTTATCAATAATGAAATAAGAAATAGCCTTGCCCATACATTAGGGCCAAGTGCTTTTATTCATTTTGGAGGTTTGGCTGGCGGTCCTTCGAGCGGAAGATTCGTCTGGGCAAACAATACATTCACAGGAACTGGTCAAGGATTGCATTTTGAAGAAGGTGCTGAAGAAGTTATAATTGATGGAAATACATTTGCAACAACCGATATTGCTATTCAAATTCTTGATAATAATGTTGGTGGCACATGGTTGAACCCCAAAAAGTTTATTATAAGCAATAATACGATTGTTCAAACTGGAACAAAAGTTAAAAATATCACAAATAGGGGAATTGATCTTATTTGGGAAGGAACACCAAACCCAGCAATAAATGATATTATAATTACCGGAAATGTTATTGATAATTGGGAAATAGGAATTTATTCAGCAGAAGAACCAGAGAAATATATCATTAATAGTAATTTGATTTCAAATTGCGATGTAGGAATACAAGCCAATTTTGGAAATGCAAATATTTCTGGAAATACAATTAGAGAATGTCCTGTAGGAATATATATTTACAATGGAGGATTAATAGGAAAAAATTATTTTGTAAAATGCACTAAAGAATATGATTATCAAAATGTTGAAGGAGCAGCATCTGCAGGATTTGAATTGTATAAATCATACACAATTGCAACTGGAACAAATTCATATAAAATAATTGATTTGCCAATTAGATTTAATGGAAAACTTGTATTTTTAATAAATGCTTCTGGATCAAGAAGATTTTGTGTATATGATATTCAATACGATGGAACAACATTTACTGGAGGCACAGCACTTATAAGTGGTGGCAGCGGAAATTTTTCTACACCAGTAATTAGTGTAACTACTACCGAATTACAATTTACAACAAACAATACTTCTGGTTCTCCACAGTCTTCAAATGTGAAACTTTCTTTTGAAGGTGGACTTTATTACAAATAAAATATGAGCAACTGCACGCCATGCATCGCTCAGTCTTCCCCGTCATCGTCTGACATATAGTATTCATCATCGGACATCGGTTTAACTTCTGCCTCGCGCCTAGCCCAGAAGCGATCTGTAGGAACAGGTTTATCGTTACCGATAAAAGCAAGACCATTGCGGCGTGACATCTCTAGTGCATAGAGAAATGAATCAGCCAAGTCAGGAGAGAATCCAGTTCTCGCTTTGTAATCGTCTTTAGTTTCGACAGAAATCTTCTTGTTCTTAGTGCGATACCTACGAAGGCAGAGTTCGCGGCCTAGTTCACCAGATGCTTCGACTCCATAGATAACTCTAGCCTTAAAACCGTGGAAGGCTGAATACCAATACTCGGAGATCAAACGATCATAGACTTCGGTGCAAGCTCGCTTATCGACATCGGCTGCGATACGATCAGTCGGGCGACCCATAGAAGAAATAAGAGCGATAGAAGAACCATCCTTATCATGCCGTAGCCACTCGCGCATGATAGCCTGCCCGATTCGGCCACCATCACCGCTGACATCCATACCAAACTTACTAGGCTTTACATCATACTTGCGGCATAGATCAACTACCTTCGCGGCGACTTGAACATCGAACTCTGTAGCTTGACCAGCGGCGATCTGGATGACTTCTTGGTTTTCAAGATACATAACCTTTTGTGAGGTTCCACGGACATATCCTAGCTTGCAGATAGTCAGAACACATCTGTCACCACCAGCCGTGAAAGCAGTATCGAAGCCAGCAATCTTGATAAGTTCATTGTGATCCCAGATAGGTTCTGAGTAGGTATCAGCATTACGAATGACATCGGCGGTTAGGATCGTTTGGGCAAAGCCAGACTTAGGCCACCAACCAATAGCGTTACGCACATAGTCCACGGAGTTCTCGTCACCATAGGACATCTTTAAAATGTCCGCTTGTTTCTTGCGATCCATTAGGAACGGGAATGGAGAAGGTTCATTAGGAGGAGCTTGGAAGTTAGGAGACTTCATGCCGTTGTAGAACAAGCATACGCCTGTTTCAGTCTCCCACTTCTCCATATCGGCACTCACCGCATCGAAGCTAGTGTGACCTTTAGGCATAGCCCAGCGGGTGTGAGGATTGTCTCCAGCGGACGGGTTTCCGATACCAATAAAAACCTTGTCATCGTTAGAGGAAAGGTTCTGCCTAATGTTAATCGCGCCCATCTCCATTTCGGGCAACTCGTCCAAGGCTACTCTGATCCTATCGTTCTTACGACCACGGGTGGTATCAATCGCCTTCTGGCCTTCAGAGCCGGGAGGGAAAGCAATAGCCTTGATAGCATTGCGGTAGTCCTTCTCATCTCCACCATCCGCGCCACCCCATACAATCATGTGGCGATAGTCAACGAGGTTCCCAATCTTATTGGACGCACACTTCCATAGTTTCGAGATGATACCCCAGATACGATCTTCCGAAGCTCCAAGGGTTGTAGTGGCAACCCAAGAAGATGTGCAATGTGGAGCAGCGCACCAGTCCAAATAAATCCAAAGACCGACTGGAAATGATTTACCCATCGAGGCCGCGCCTGCAAGACACACATCGTCATTGTTGCACAACTCCTCAAGAGTCCTAAGAAGTTGGGTATTGGTATAACCGCGATTCTTAATCACAACATCAGTCGGCCACATATACTGGACAGCCATGATGAAGTGTTCGTATGGCGACAAAAGTTTGTAGTCAGAAAGCTCCATGTTCTTCTTAACTCGCATCGTCCTTCCATAATCACCACGGGTTAAAGCGTAGCAATAAAGCTCTATCTCAAGCGGGTTCATGTTTTCTGGGAAGACCATCCCGTATTTCCGAATGCCATTCTGAGAAACAATTTTTCTTGACATGGAAAGGATGAAACCTCATCTTCACGCGCAAGGCAAGATGAAACTTAAAGAACCTAGACGCGCTCCTGTAGGGGGTTGGTGGTATCGTTATACGATAACCCGTAACAATCTTGAATTCCCAGCGACTGTCTATGGAGAATCATTGTCGCGCTTGATTGAGAATACCATCAAAGACATGAGATCGAACGGCGTTACTGCACCAGTCGATCTTGCTGATGTTATCGAAACGCAAATCTGCGAACGCCAACCAGCAGATAGGTGTTGGATGGGAGCAGGAGATAGAGTAGCGCAAGCCATTCATGGTGTGGCAAGAGTAGTTGACAGAATAGCAGGAACAGGTCTTGAAAAAAGAGCGAAGGGATGCTCTAGTTGCATGAAACGCCGACAAGCGTTAAACAATATGTTCAACAAATAACTCTATCGTTAACGATAACTCATTATGCCTATCTCAGTCGGATCAGACAACTTTTCACTTTTAACTCTCGGCCCAAATGGTGAAGTCCCAAATACTAGGATTTCATCAGCCAATCACGCATACAATATTGCGAACAATCTTTCTCTGTCAAATTTAGGCCGCGAGAATAAACGCATTCGGGTATACAAAAGCTACAAACGATTTCCGCCTACTGGATATAGCAAGTTGGCTGAGAAGAAGTTACCTTGGCAGGCCGATGTGAACTGGGGGCAGATGGAGTTCATCGTCAACAACCAGAAGTCCAGTTACTACGATGTAATTACAGAGCGTCAGGCTTGTGCATCAATCGAAACAAAATATGGCAATGAAAAAGAAAGACTCGTCCACACAGAAAACATCACGCTCGCGTTCGACAAAGCGATCCGCGAATGGCCGGGGTATCTCTACAACAAAGAGCAAGAACTTGAATCGATGCTGCTCTACGGAAAAGGCATCGGCATGTGGCACTCTCCTCTTGGGTGGATGCCAGAATATGTTCCGCTTTCTGACCTCTTGTTCCCGGACGATATTAAATGTGATCTCTCTAATCTGGAAGAGTTTGTGCGGAGAGTTCGACTCACCCCATACCAACTCTACAAGATCATCGAAAACCGATCTGCCGCCGAAGACCTTGGGTGGAATGTCGATGCAGTTGTGGACGCCATTAGATTCCACAGGGCTTTTTCAGAACACAACAAAACAAGGGAAGACTTCTTCCGCACGATCTCGGAAAGCGGATTCAACTGGTCGCTCTCGGTCAACCAAAAGATCGACCTCTACGAAATCTACTGGAGGGAATTCGACGGCAAAATCTCCAAAGCAGTCATCCTCCAAGACTACAACCCGATCAGCCAATACATCAACCAGTATGTCAAAGGCAGCGAAAAAGTCAGCGAAGAAATTGTCCGTGACCAACATGGGTTCCTCCAACTTAATGTCGGGCTTTTCGACAAGTGGGATGAAATCATCTATATGCTCACCGACTCGGTGGGTAGTGGATTATTCCACGACATCAAGTCCCAAGCAGAAGCGGCGTTCGTAGCCTGCCGCCAGTATGACTTCACGATGAACGGGCTTGTGGATGCCGTTCGCTTGAACTCCATGCTTCTATTGGATGGAGGGTCGCCAGACTCAACCAAGATGCTCAAGCAGATGGAATGGTTGCCGATCAGCGTTATGCCAGATGGAGCCAAGTTCACGCAGAACAGGTTCCAGATGCCAGTCGCAGAGGGAATGCAGTTCATGCAGTTCTACATGGGCGATCTCTATCGAGGACTAGGCCAGTATCGAATCAATGCACCAACGGCAGGAGGAGCGCAACGCACCAAGGGTGAAGCGGAACTCGATGCGGCGGAATCGGCAAAACTTTCTGGAACACAAATCAGGCGTTTCAACGAGTGCGAAACTCTCTACTTCCGTGAGCTATACCGCCGATTTGTATCCTCAACTCGCAATGACGAGGGATACGAGTATGTCAAAAAATTCTACGAAATTCTTGAGGAACTTGGAACTCCTAAAGAAGCTGCCGCATGGAAGAACATCACAAGTATCCGAAGCAACCTCATCAACGGAGCAGGAAGCCCTAGTTTCAAGCTCATCACAGCGGAGAAACTTGTTCAACTTACTTCGATCACACCAGCCAACGAAGGACAAGAGAATGCCGTTAAAGACGCCATCGCAGCTTTGGCGGGGCGGGACAATGTAGCTAGGTATCGCAATATGAAGATGAGCAAGATTGATGATACTGCCCGTATCATTGGTTTCGAGAACGCAGGTATGACGGATGTGTTTGTGAACCCAGCAAACTTCCCTGTCTTGCCAACCGATCCTCATCTTGAACACGCTGCTGGTCATTTCCAAGACATGATGATGCAGATTCAAACCAACATGGAAGCGATCCAGCAAGGCGCAGCGGATGTCAACGAACTCGCCAAGGTTGTGCGCTCCATCCAGTTCAAGGGTGGTCACATCATGGCCCATGTGGAGTTCATCGCCAAAGACCAGTCCAAGCAAGACTTCCTCAAGCAGTTCATGGAAGGCATGGGACAAGCTGGAAAGATGGGCGACGAGATCAACGCTATCTACCAAGAAATGCTCCAGAGCGAACAGCAGGCTCAAGGCAAAGGAATGTCCGAGGAAGACATCAAGCTCCAATACCTCGCGGCCAAGTCTGGTATCGAGATCGACACCAAGCAGAAGCTCGCAGACATCTCTATCGGCAAGGCATCTGTCAGCCACGCCCAGCGCACAGAGCAACGCAAGCAGCAGGGTATTACCCAACTCGCGCTTCAGAAGGCCAAGGCTCGCGCCGAGATTCAAAAGACAATGGGCAAAGCCCAGCCTATGCAACAGGCTCCAGAGATGGAAGAAGAGGAAGAAGAGATCGAGACTCCCGGCGAAGAAGTTGAGATGGAAGAAACTGAAGCAAAGCCAATGGAGCAGGAAGAAGAGCAGCCTCCACCACCAATTCAATAACATGAATGGAATGAACAAAAGGCCAGACGGCTCATCAAAAGGATTAGGTTTTTTGGGTGCAATGTCGCGCCTAGATAATCCAAAGGATGTATCAACAGAAATGTCTATTGGCATTGATTGGGGAACTGGTGAGAAACTGATTCCAACGATGGTTCCGACTCTTGATGATGAAGAATTGAAATACATTCTATCTACGCCAGATGATAAAATAAGATCAGCCAATCCAGAGCTAAACAAAAGGATTATCACCAAGTCGGTAGAATTTGCCAAACAAAGAGAAGCGAAAGGTCTTCCGTTCTTTGCTCAAGAAGAGGAAATACCAAAAACACCAAGGAAACTAACAGATAAAATCCTTGGCTATCCGATTGTAGAACCAGATGAAGAATTGATGAAATGGTTCAAGGAAAATCCGAATACAACTGGAATGATGTGGGGCGCGGGGAAAAACGAATCTCCAACCGATACTCCTCGATCAATCGTTCTGAATCCATTTAGCTCACTTGGAAAAGAGCAGAAAATGGCCGTTGCTAAGAATGAAGCAATACGGCATTGGCTTGAAGAGAACAATGTTGATCTGAAATTCAATCTGACACCAGAACAAGAGAAGGCATTTGCTGGAACTCAATACGGGAAAATAAAAGATAAAACGCCACTCAAGCACAGCATCCTTGCGAGGATACTAACTGGAGACGAATCGGCTGGACAAATAACCCCAATGCAAAAAAAATGGGCTGACTGGGTTCAATCAAAATTACCTCAACAATGAAAACCGATAAAATCAAAAGCCTCTGTGCAAGCATAGCCAACCATGAGGATTGGGCTACTCTACAAACCTACCTACTAATGACCGCACAACCATCGAGCGGCATTGATACGGCAAGGGACATCTTCAACAGGATAAACTCAATTGGAGAGGATACACCTACCCAATTCAAGAAAACCAAAAAACCAACCATCCATGTTGAAGAAAACGCAATATCAGACCCTGATCTACAAGACCTATGAGCGAACAAACCACAGCAGAAATCATCAAAGACCTAACAAGCAAGCCAGAGGTTCCTATTAAAGGGAACACTAAGGACTTCCTTGCCAAGTTCAGCAAACAGCAAGCCGATGACGGCAAGCCAAGCGGAACCAATGTCGGCGACCCAATGATTGGTATGCGCCAATCAGAAGAGGAGCCAATCGAAGATGAATCTGAAGTTATCGTTAACGATAACGAGCCTAAGAAAGATTTGAACATCAAGAAATCTGGGTTTGTTCAGAAGCAGATCGAGGAGAACCGCCGACTCAAAGAAGAGTTGGAGAAGTTCAAGAAGGACGAGGTTCCTAAGTATACGCAGAAAATTGCGGAGCTTGAAGCATTGGTTGAGAACTCTTCTACAACAGCAGAGGCTAACCACTACCAAGCCCAGCTTAATAAAGCCAACGAAGAGAAGGCAGAGCTGGAAGCTAACCTTTCAAAAGAGATCGCAGACCTTCGCGGCAAGTTGGACTTCCATGATCTGACCAGCAATCCCGATTTCCAGAAGCAATACTTTGAGCCGATCAAGCAAAGCTACAACTCAGCGCGGGCAATTATCGGCGAAGATAGCACTCTCCAATCATTGTTCCAAAGGGCGATTGCGGCAAACGGAGCAGTCTACCACCATACGAACGAAGATGACCGAGCGGCTTCCTTGCGCGAGCGCGATGAGGCTTTCGAGGAAATCACGAACAGCTTGGGAACCTTCAAGCAAGTAAGGTTCGCCGATTACATCAAAGACTACCTTGATGCCACGGAACGCCACTCTGAGGCATTGATCAATTACCAGCAGACCAAGACTGAAATCCAAAACGCCGCAAAGCGTAAGGAACAGGAAGCCCGAAATAAATTCATCAATACATGGCACGATAGCTACAAACAGCAGGCGCAGGAAGTGGAGCAAGAATCCAGCATCTCTGATGACATCGCGGCATACATGAAAGAAAAGGGAATTAAATACGACACATCGAAGGATGATGCCATTGCACTCATTGCCACCCAGCAATCGAGCGATGAAGCGTCCGTTGATGAAATGAACCGACTTATTAACCAAGGTCGGGCCTACAAGAAACTTCACGCTCAAGTGAAGGCACTTCAAGAAATGGTGAAGGAGAAAGATGAATACATCGGAAAGCTCAAGGGAGCTTCGCGTGTAGACTCGACTCCTCGCGTTTCAGAATCTCAGCAACGGCGGATGAATGTGACTGAGGGACTGGCGGCAAAGCTGGCGAGGTTCTCGCCATCTGGCCGTAATCTTGCGAGCGCGTAGCCCTGATCCAACAAAGCTGAAAGGGGGGAGTGTTATCGCGATGCACTCCTCCCTTTTTATTTTTATTTAAAAAAAGATTTGACAGGTTTTCTATACCGATTACTTTTCGCACCGAAATGGGATATCCGAAGGCGTGAGCCGTTAGGGATTCAGTCGCACCCAGACTGGCGAGTCACAGACCTCGCAAACAAACTGTAATTCTGGACTGGTCTGAAAAGACACCGAGGGTTGAATCCAGCTCGAAAACAAAAAGCATTCGCTTTGGAATTTTCGAGTTTCTTACGGATGCTAAAACCAAACCAAACAACAAACAAACAATAAACTAAATCAATCAATATGGCCTCTGAGCAATTGTATTTTAATTCGTGCGCCGAGATTGACAGCTTTTTCCGCGAAGGTCGCGAATATTTCAACGACCTTTATGTGAAGAAACTCGTCACCAACTCGACCTACTTCACCCGTTTCGAGGAGCAAGCATGGCCCCTCAATCACACCACCGAGCAAAAAGGCTTCCGCTTTGGCCGTGGTTTCTATGATCCTTGCAGCCCGTTCCGCAAGATCGTTGACACCTACTGCAATACGGACTCCTGCGACAGCAAACCCGAAGTCATCCAACGCCCCGGCACGGAGAGCTACACTTTCGAGCTTCTCCGCAAAGAGATGACCACGGACTGGATTTGCGTTGAGAGCTTGCTCTATCGCCTTTTCCCCGCTGAAGAGATCCTTCAGTTTGAAGAGTCGAACGCTCGCATCACCAAGAATGTCCATGAGGAATTCCTCCGCGCCAACTACATCGGCGGTGCAGGCCACAAGTGGCTTGGTATCGTTAACGATGATGGTGTCTATTGCGGACTCCTTGATGACGCCGCTTGGTATATCCCTGAGCATACCACCAACAACGAATCTGGTTACGACCTCTGCCACATCCGTGTCAAAGTCGCCGCTGCTGATCTGAACAAGATCGCTTACCTCTCGTTGGATATGCTCGACGATGCCCTCGTCGAACTCCAAAACGAAGATGACGCCTTCCGCCTCGACCTCTCTGAGGCCGCTGGAATGCCTCTCCTCGACATCGTTATCCCTGACCCTCGCGTTGGCCGTGGACTTTACTTCCAAGCCAAGCGTAACAATGGTTACTGGGATGCTAACACCGACTTCGACAGCCGCCTTACCAGCCTCAAGCTGGGCGTGAACCGCATCATCGGCGACTACGGTTTCGGTTACGACATCAACTCGCTCCGTTTCAATGCGGACTCCGCATTCAATGCAACCCTGCCTCCGTTCAGCGCAGGCGATGCCTCCACATGGCCTCGTCTCGTTCGCGTTCCTCGCTATGTCAAGGTCGCCCAAGAAAACGGTTGCTCGTATGTTCCTAACCGCGACTACCAGAACGCTGACTTTGCGATCTCTGCCGCGATGGTTAACAAAGCGATGACCAAGTGGACGATGCCTTCCTCGACTGGATACGGCCAAGCCCAACAAATGACCCAGAACTACGCTGGCGATTGGGAATGGAAGAACCCAGATTGGGAGTGCAACCGCTGGCGCAAATCGGGCTTCTATCAAGCCCAGTTCCGCCTCGCCGCACAGGTCAAAGACCCAACGCTTATCCATGTGTTCCTGCATCGTATGCCGAAAGCCCGTAACCTTTACGGCTCCTGCTGCGAACTGAACACCTACACCGCTTGCAGCACGAACCCTGATTGCTACTCCTGCGAAGGCGTAGGCGACATCGTTGCTCCAACACCCTAACCCATAATCCCCAACTGAGGGGCGGGAAAACTCCCGCTCCTCTATGGGGGAAAGGAATAATAAAATGGCTTGCTTCACAGACCTCAGTTACGCAGATCGCTCTTATCAATTCGTTCGGACGCTTGCGAATGCCGCTGGTATTTCTCCAGTTGGACTCGGATGCTACAGCGAGATGAATAGCTCTGGTAAACTTTACCAGTTCTACATTACGCTTGCGACGATTGCTGGATACGAATCTCCAGTAACACAAAACTGCTTTGAACAGCTAACAGAAGACGCTCAAATGAATCTCGTCAACGAGGCTCTCGCGTCTGCTTTTACACCACCTCTGTAACAAAACTAATTAAATAATATGTCTAATCGACGCCCTTACACTCCTGATCGGGTCGCTATGTTCGGCCCTCAAACCATCAACCTCTTGGAAGCTGGTAACGCTGTCCTCGTTCGTCTCAACGATCAAGACACCCGTTTCCTCGTTCAGAGCGTTATCCTCGAAACCGTATACGCCAAAGGAACCACGGCCACCGATCCTCAAGTTCGCGCCACCGATGGAACCTCTGCTATCACGGGAACCCTCACCATTACCGATGCACTCGACAATGTTGGTGGAGCCAATTACCTTGCGCTCGTTGCCAACCCTGTCCCGACTGTCAGCGGAACCGACACGCTCACTCTTGAGAAGGTTGTCGTTGGTGCTGGTCAAGCTACTGCCACCCGCGCTCGCACGAATGGTGTTGCAACCATCGTGACTGGTGCTGCTCATGGCTTCACTACTGGCGACCTTATCACCATCGCTTCGATGACTGATACCAGCTTCAACGCTGTGGACGCCTGCGTGATTGTTGTGGATGCGACCACCTTCACCTACGAGAACGCTGGTGTTGATGTGGTTTCTGGTGCTGATACCGCTGGACGAGTTGGCGCACTTAAAGTGAACGCCTTCGCCATCGGCGTCTACTGGTAAAAATCTGATTAGGTGGGGAGGTAAATTCCTCCCTGCCTAATTATCGTTAACGATAACCGAGCGCGGTTAAGTTCAACGCGCTTTTGAAAATATATTTCAATGGCTGTAGAAGACAGAAATTGTTTTATTGGTAAAACAATTGATAACCAACTTTACACAATCTTGCAGAAGATGGTAGAGAAGGGATATGCCGAAGACATTCCATCACGCGAATGTTTCAACGAGCTAACTCTGGATTCTCAGCTTTACTTGGTATATGCGGCTTTAAAGAGAGAGCTTTGGACTCCCACGCAAATACCAACCATTTTCTGGTATGACGCCGCAGACTTGGCGACGATCACCGCGACAGGAAGCCAAGTAACTCAAGTCCTCGATAAGTCGGGAAACAGTTACACTCTGACAAGGGCTTCTGGGCAAGTAGGCCCGAATACAGGAACACGCACATTGAATGGGCTGAATGTTTTTGAGTGGACAGGAAATAACTGTTTACAGAATACTGCATTTACATACAACCAAGCTGCAACGCCTATAAATATTGCGATGGTTCTTGAAGTAAATGTTACAGCCTTACAGTATTTCTTTCTAGCTGGCAGAACGACTACTGGGCCGGGAACAAGATTATCTGCAAGGTGGACTGTTCCTAATAATTTAGAAATTATAGGTGGTTCCAACACTGGCATAACCCAACCGATGCAAGCTGGTGTAACGGTAACAAGAGGACAGCCATATCTAACTATTCCGAAATTCAATGCTGCGACTTCAGCATGGAGAGTGAACGGAACGCAAACGAATACTGGGAATATTGGGACAAACTCATTTACCATTTTACAATTAGGACACAACGAGGTTGAGGCTAGTGATCTAGATGGATACATTGCTGAAGCAGTTGCTTTTTCTGATAATACCCAACAACAAATAGTAGAGGGATACCTTGCTTGGAAATGGGGCTTAGAATCCAATCTTCCAATCGGCCATCCATACAAAAACTTCCCGCCAAAAGTATGATTATGCCAGAAAATTGCTTCAAAGAGCTTACTTCGGATGGACAGCTTTACGAGATTCTTAAGGCTATCGACACATCTACTCCATACGGGAATGCTTATGCTGCATTTTATGATACGACAACGCAACCATTCCTTGCGGTTGGAACTCCCCAAGCGGTAAGGATCAACTCTCAATATCTTTCCAATGGAATTAGTATTGTTGGTGGGGATAGGATTACATTTTCTCAAACTGGAGTATATGCCTTGTCATTCTCCTTGCAGGTAATTAACCCAGACAACGCCGTGCATTCTTTCGATTGCTGGTTGAAATACATGGGTAACAACTACCCGCATAGCACAACAAGGTTTGATATGCAGCCTCGGAAGAACTCTGGCATTGCATCTTACTTGGTAGCTAATTTTGAGCTTACTGGTATGGCGCAAAACGCTGGGGATTATGTGCAAATCTTCTGGCATGCAAATAGCACTCAATTGTCGCTCGCTGAATTTGCCGCACAAACATCTCCATCAATTCCAGAGACTCCTAGCGTGATTGTAAATATTCACAAAATCGCATAAGAAACCCACTTGATTTTACTAGATACAAATATAGAATAAGCCCATGCCAGACGAATTGATCACTCCAGCTTGTTTTAAAGAGAAGACATTGGATGGTCAACTCTATGACATTCTTGTTGCTATAGACTCTATATTAACTACTCTTCCAAATGGAAATCAAATTGCTGAAATCCAAAATGGTGAATTGGTAAATTTGGAAAGAATCGACGCTGGAGAATATGATGGCGAAGAAGTTGATGGTGGAGGCTTTTAAAACTTTTTAAAAATTTCTGAACAAACAGAAAAACAAACAAACAAACAAAAATAAAATAAAATGGCTAATCCAATCATTAAAATCAAACGCGGTTCAACAACGCCAGCTTCCCTCGTCGCAGGTGAGTTGGCAATTGACCTCACAAATAAAAACCTGTTCGTCGGTAAAGCTGACGGATCAGTTCTCGCTATTGGCGGTGAAGGAACCTTCGCTACCAAGGCTTATGCTGACTCCGCTGTTAGCACAGCCAACTCCAGTCTGACTTCTGCTATCGCTGCTGAAGAGACTGCGCGTATCGCTGCTGACACGGCTCTTGACGGCAAAATCACCACCGAGAAAAATCGCGTCGATGCGATCCTCTCGGCTGCTGACGCTGACAAAGACACCTTCGCTGAAATCGTTGCTCTTATCAATTCCGTTGATACTACGAATGATACAGCTTTTGCTGGCTATGTTCTTAGCAATGACGCTGCCCTCGCTCAAGAGGTTAGCGACCGTCAAGATGGCGACTCCGCTCTCGGTAGCCGCATTGATTATGTTGAGTCTGATGCTACTGCTCTTGCAACTCGCGTCACGACCGCTGAAGCTGACATCGTTACCAACGCAACCGCTATCACCAACGAAGCATCCGCTCGCGTTAGCGCCGACTCGGCTCTCGACACTCGCGTGACTGCTCTCGAAACCACAATCGACGGCGGAACCTACTAAAAAACAATAAAGTCCTCCGTGGGGTAAAACCCACGGGGGCAACCCCTCTTCTATAAGATGGCAAATCCAAGGATTATTCCCAAAAAAAGTGTTGTAAGCAAAGTTCCGCTTACTACCGATTTAGTTAGTGGCGAAGTCGCAGTAAATTACGCAGACCAGCAATGGTATGGCAAGCATCCAAGCACAGGTGCTATCGTTGAAATTGGTGCGCCATATCTTCATTCGCACGATCAACTTCTTTCATTAGACAAAGCTAATGAGCTTGAACTGACTAATGCTGGCAATCTTGTTCTCTCTGTTGGCGCAAACGCTACAACGCTAACACCGACTAGCACAACTAATCGAACGCTTACTCTTCCAGATAAGAATGGGACTTTAGCGACATTGGATGATGTTTCGGGCGGCAGTTCTGTTCCAATTGAAATCGGACTCGCTTGCTCTGACGAGACAACGGCCCTCACCACAGGAACGGCCAAAGTCACATTCCGCCTGCCCTGCGCTATGACGCTCACTGCTGTCCGCGCCACACTCACCACCGCCCCTGTCGGCTCCACGCTGATTGTGGACATCAACGAAGGCGGCTCCTCCATCCTCTCCACCAAACTCTCCATCGACGCCTCCGAGAAAACCTCCACCACCGCCGCCACCGCTGCCGTCATCAGCGACTCATCGCTCGCCGACGATGCCGAGATCACCATCGACATCGACCAAGTTGGCTCCACTACCGCCGGGGCTGGCCTCAAAGTCTGGCTCATCGGAACCCGCTAATGCTCCTCATCAATCCATATCGGTTCGCCGCACCTCGGTCTTCTGATTCCGATGTCAACGCCTACATTCTCGCCGTGGAAGCTGCCGACGGGCAGCAGTTGGAAAATGGAGTCATCACAGCGGTCGAAAACTTCGTCCTCGGCTGCAAGTCGGACGGCATCTGGAGCGCGATCAAAGTAAGTTGCATCCTTGCCGGAGCGCGGACTCTATCCGGTGCGCTCAAGCCACTCGTCGGCACAGCTCCTACCAATTTCAACTTCGTTTCTGGAGATTACAATCGAGAGACGGGATTAAAAGGAAACGGGTCAACAAAATATCTGAATTCCAGTCGCGCAAACAATGCCGATCCTCAGAACAATTTTCACCAAAGTGTTTATGTCGATACCATCCAAACAGGAACTTCGTTTCGTGGTTTGATTGGCGCGGGATCTTCTTCGGCGGCTGGATCGACAAACATCACAACATCAACTTCACTAATTTTTAGGAATAGAAATCCAAGCGGACTACAGTCTATTGCGAATCAGCACCTAACTACAGGATTTAAAGGCAGTAGCAGGTCGGTCTCTACAAGCTATATCGCTCGAAGCGGAAGCTTAAACACGACCTTCAATGTCACTTCTGCGTCTGGAGTCACATCAAATATTATGGTATTCAGAAACGAATCTCAAGCAGCAAACTCCGACGCCCGACTTTCATTTTACTCCATCGGCGAATCTCTCAACCTCGCCCTCCTCGACACCCGCGTGAGCACGCTCATGACCGACCTCGCCGCCGCCATCCCATGACCCTCGCCGACCTCATTTCCCAGCCCGTGAGCTACGAGACCGCCCGCGATCTCGCCATCGTCCTGACGCCCGAGCAAGCAGCCACGCTCGGCGAAGTCCAAGCGCAATACGGCGATCCGCGCCATGTCGCCGCGCCCGTGCCGCTCGTAGATGGCCGACTCATGCTCTGCGCCGCCCTCCTCACCGAGACCGGACCCGGTGGACTCTACGCGCAGGGATTCGCGCATCTCCCCGCCGAGCTTTTCCCGCAAGTCCAAATCCTCCCCATGGCCGAAGCTGTTTCCATGATTCCGCAAGCCGACTCTGAAATTTAAACAATACTAAGTAATCAAATCACAAAATTTTATGAATACTGATCCACAAGGACTCTCATCTCACGGAACTGGCTTTGCCGGGGCGATACTTGGAATGGCATCAGCAATTGTTTCCATGTTACCACACTTAGAATTATGGCTTAGAATGGGAGCGGCAGGATTCGGAATGCTGGCTGCTATTGTTTCAATTTTTGTTATGCTAGAGAAGCGTTACATTGAAAGAAAAAATAAACAATGAAATTATCGTTAACGATAATCACGGTTGCATTACTTTCCTCCTGTGTGAGCATACCGATACCGCCGTCTGGTCAAAACCAAGGAAAACTTGGCTCTATCAGACTAGCGGTGTCGTATGTTCCATACCAGAACCCAGACCGAGAAGCTGACGCCAATGTAGTGTATGCATGGCAGCACTTCTCAAAGACAATAAAAGACAAATAATATGAAAATCGTAAATATCCTACTTGAACGACTCAGCGAAAATAGCACATGGCGTGGACTTATCCTCGTCGCAACTGCGCTTGGAGTTAAGCTCGATCCAGAGTTGCAGAACCAAATCCTCGTCGCTGGCTTGGGCTTAGTCGGCGTCATCAATGTGCTTCGTAAAGGCAAATGACTAGGGCTGAGATAGAGAGTATGCAAGCCCGTATTGGCGTGAAGCCAGACGGGTGGTGGGGGCCGAAGAGTATGGCTGCTTTAAAGAAGCACCTTGCTATCATGTCTCCCAATCCTCCTATCTCACCAAAGCCTAGCACGAAAGCCTGCATGGAGTTCTTCGGCGAGCCGGGGAAAGTTCCTATCGTCAGAATCAAGCCTCCATACAAAATGTATCTGTATGACGGGCCAGAGGTGATCAGCGGGATTTCCATCCACGCCAAGTGCGCCGAAAGCCTCATGGAAATCTTTGAGGACTTGCTAGACATCTATCATACCGCAGACTCAAGGAGCGCGGCAGGTATCGACAAGTTCTTCGGAAGCTATGTGAACAGACCCCAGCGCGGAGGATCAGAGCCAAGTAAACACGCATGGGCAGCAGCAATTGATATAGACGCTAATCACAATGGTCTGCACACAGTATGGCCTACAAGATCGCGGATGCCGCTACAGGTGATTGAGGTCTTCGCACAGCACGGGTGGATCAACCTTGGCGCGGTTATTGGCCGAGATGCTATGCATTTTCAATATACTCAATGAAAGCTCCAAAAACACAAGAGCAAGCCATCGCTGAAGTAAGAAAAATATTATCAGATCATTTTGATGCAGGAATAGCAATTGTGTGTTGGGAAGAACAAGGAACAACATATCACATGGAAACAAAGTTCGGAAACGAATACGCCACACAAAACTTGGCTGATCGAGCATCCGAATTTTTTGATGAAGACGAAACATCAGCAGAACTTGAGGAGGATGAAGAATGAAAAAATGGCAACAGATTGAACGGGACTCAACAGCTAAAGCTCATAGAACAGAAGTTACCGATCTAAAAAACCAAATCAAACGCTATCAAGAAACAGTTTCAGACCTTGAATCTCAGTTGGGCGTAACCGAAGCACTAAAACAATCAGGGCCAATCACGTCATCATTTAAGTATGATCGAAAAGAAAAGGGACATGAATCAGCGGCGGTAGCTGTATTATCTGACTGGCACGTAGAAGAGAAGGTCGATCCTCGCACGGTAAACTATCTTAACGAATTCAACCTTGGCATTGCAGAAAAACGAATTGAGACAGCAACAAAAGCTATCCTCAGGCTTACAGAAATCGAGCGTGGCGGAAGAGATATTCCAGTATTAATTCTGGCTATTTTGGGTGACTTGATGACTGGATACATCCATGAAGAACTGCGTGAAGAGAATGAATTATCTCCTACTCAAACAATCTTGTGGCTGAAGAATGTTCTATCAAAACTCATCAACACAATTCGAAAAGAAGGAAACTTCGAGCATATTATTATCCCATGCTCGATTGGCAACCACGGACGCACAACGATCAAGCCCCGCCATTCCACAGCCTACAAGAACAGCTATGAGTGGCTGCTATATAAATTGCTTGAGCAGGAGATTACCGATGGCGTTACTTGGTTAGTCGGCGAATCATACCATACCTATCTCGAAATCTACGGAAAGACGATCAGACTTCACCATGGCGATCAACTGAAATACCAAGGTGGAATTGGTGGATTGACTATTCCTACAGAGAAGGCTATCTCAAGCTGGAACAAGGGTCGTTCTGCTGACTTGGACATCTTTGGTCATTGGCACACATCGCAACAGAATCCGAAATGGATTTCCAACGGGAGTCTGGTAGGAGCGAATAGCTATTCTATTTCTATCAAGGCTCCATACGAACCACCACAACAAACATATTTCCTTTTCGACGCAAAACGCGGAAGAACAGGAACTTGGCCTATATTTTTAGAAGATTAAAACCTATGGCAAACTGGAAACGAATAGTAGAAGATCACAGCAAGAAAGCCTATAAATGGCCGAAAGGCTGGGACTCGCGTGAAACGATTTCTGAACAACTTGAATGTTCTCCAGAACGAGTGGCAGAAATTCTAGCTCGCGCAATCAAGGATGGTGAAGTAGAAAAAAAACCAATCACATATTGGGATGACAATCTTAAAAAGAAAGTAACTGCTGTTGGATATAGGCAGATAGAAAAAAAAGAAGAACCTACAAAGAAATTATCGGTAACGATAGGATGGCCTCCAGCAGAAGGAACAAGGGTGGCTCGCAAGGATAATCCAAAGAGTCGCGGAACCTACATTGGCAAAGGAAAAGTAAAATGGGATAGCGGCCCAACAACGCAACCAAGTGGAACAACGATCAAGAAAATAATCCTTGCAATCTAAAATCATAAACATAAGGTAAAAAATCATGTCCTGCTGCAACTCTAATTGTAACCACGACCCTTGCGGTTCATCTTTCAATCAAGCACTCACTAAGGCTGGTCAGTATGCCCAATACGCCCAGACGCAGGCTAACAAGGCTGAAGACCTCTGGCTTGAGTTTAACGCGCTTTACCTCGGAACTTTCGCGGTAGCACCGACAACTGACAACGAAGGAAACCCGCTTCAAGAAGGTGCGCTTTATTTCAATAGCACATCCAACCAAATGTTTGTGTGGCAGGGCGGAAGCTGGATTGATTTTGACTTCGATGAGTTTACTCCATTTTTGGCAACAGGGACAACAACCGCAAGAAACTTGGTTACTAGGTTTGCTGATGTTGCAAATGTAAAAGATTACGGGGCAGTTGGTGATGGAGTTGCAGATGATACTGCGGCGATTCAAAATGCTATCAATTCTAATTCTGGAGGGTGTATTTATTTTCCAAAAGGAAAATATAAAATAACAAACACAATAACAATACAATCAAACCAAACAAGTTTAGTTTCTGATTTCATTAATTGCGCTACAATAGTATTGGATAATTCAAGTGTATCCACTGCAATTAGAATCAAATCTTCGGTATCAGGAAACAGTATTTATTCAAACAACATTATAAATATGGTGATTGAAAGCACAGGCACTTCATCGTATCAAGTTGGGGTTTATCTTGAAAGAACGCAAGATTTTGTAATTATAAATTCAGAAATCAGAAGTTTTGCAACTTGCTTAAATTCAAGGGGTGGATACAATTGCAGATATAATAACATTCGATTAGGTTCATTTTTATCAACAAATACTGATGTAGGTAAAGGAGTTATTGAAATTGGTGCAGCTACTGTTGGAACGGATTTTGATGGATACACACATCAGTTTGTAAATTGCCATATAAGCGGAAACAATACTGAATATGCTATTGTATTTAGGGGAAATGATTATGCTACATTTAGCAATTGTTATGTAGCCGCAGGAAAAAAAGGCGGCGTTCTTATTGAAGCAGATTCGTCATCGCCATTTGGAAACTACAATAATAATTTCGACAATGTTTATTTTGAT